TCGAAATGCCCGCCAGCATCAGCGCCGGAGAGTGCCGGTATCGTGAATTGCAGCGCGCCGTTCTTCACTTCGGGCCGCACACCAGAGCCCGACATGCTGGCGATGAGCTTTCCGCTGGTCGAGCCGGCGAACGACTCGCACACAAACACGCCGGGGCTGGAGCACGGCAGGCGCGCAAGCTCGGTGCCGGGAATGCGAAACGCCCAGACGCCGCCAGTCAACCCGGTGGTGCCGATCAACACTTCGGCGGTGTCGGTCGGCACGACCTGGAACTTACCGAACAGGCCATTCTGCGAGACCGCGATAGGCGCGACGATCGACGGGTCGGTTAGCAGCGTCCAGGTATCCTGCAGCACGCTAGTCGACTTGAGTTCGTACACCCGAGGATTGTTCGCGTTGCCCGCGAACACGATGAAGGCATGACGCCGCGCGGACCACGACAGCGTCGAGCCGCCCGCGAATTCATTGGTCAGCGTCGGCTTGTTGATCTGCGTGACAACGGTCCACGGGCCAGCGGGATTGTTTGGGTCTTTCTCCGACACATTGCAGGCCGAAGTCGTGCAGGCCATAAGCACAAGCATGTCGCGGTCGGGGTCATAGCCGCACATGTGTTCGCTGCCGCCCTTGTTGGGCACGCCATACATCAGGACTGCGCCGGTCCCTGGGTTGAACTGGCTGAACTGGCCCGGCCGGCCGCCAGCAATATCAGGTTGAAACCAATAGACCTTGCGCTTGGTATCGGCGATAGCACAGCCCGCCTGCGCGCCGTCGTGGAGGAACGGGCCGGCCCAGCCGCCGACAGGCTTCCACAGCCAGGCGTCAGGCGCGTATTCGTGCGGCGTCGTGCAGCCGGTCGCGTTCTCGCTGCGGCAGGAATCAGAGGTCGAGGCGAACAGGCCATCACCAAGCGATGCGATACCACCATAGCCATGCGATGGACTGCGCTGCTTGCCGGCCGGCGCCGCCGGGAACGAGCCGGTCACGTCCATCATGTTCGATGCACTGGAGCTGGGATCGAACGGCGCAGCCATGAGACGCCAGACCGGCGCTCCATCGGTGCCGCCACACATGTCGAGACCGGTGACTTCGTTGCCGTACCAGTCAGTGTGGCCACCGCCAGCGAACAGCAGCGTGCCGCACGTCCCGATGCCGGAAGCAAACGCGCCACCGTTCCAGGCGCCATACATCGCGCCATCAGTCGATGCGCTACCGCTGTAGTACGGGACGACGCCAGTGCATGGTGCCGACCGGCCCGCAGCACGGCAGCGCTCGTTAGTCGCCGGGTCACGCGATGGGTCTACGGCGGCGGCTGTGCTCTCGGTAGAAATCAGCGCCCATGTGCCCGGCGTCATGGCTGCGACCTGGTCAGCCAGGGTGGTGGCGTGCACGGACAGCGACAAACACGAAAACAGCAGAGCAATCAGGCGGCGCATGGTCAGTTCTCCACGGTCGACACGGCGCCAATCGGGTCGCCGTTCTTGTCGGTTTCGAGGGTGATCTTTCGGGGCTTCGAGACGGCCGCTTCGATGGCGGCGAGTGTTTCCTTGGTGTCCTTCGCGGATTGCTCACCGACGGCCTTCACCGCTTCGATGACGGCCTTGATGTCACCGGTGCCGTCGGTCTTGCTCTTGTCGGCGGCGCTCGCCTTGTCGCTGGCTTCCTGCTCGCGCTTTGCAACATCACGCTCCTTCGCTGCCTGCTTCTCTTTTTCAAGCGCCGCGGTGAGGCCGTCTTCGACCTGCTTCACGAGGTCGAGCATGCGTTTCTCCATGCCTTCGAGTTGCGCGGCGTAGCCGTCAACCTGCGACTGTGCGGCCGCGCGAATGCGCTCGGCCTCGACTTTGGCGTTGCCGTCGATGGCGGCTTTCTTGATAGCGGTCTGGTGGTGGACGGCAAGCTCCATCTTGCGGTCGACCATCTTGGTCTTGAGCTGCGCGACTTCTGCCTGCAGCGCATCGAGTTGCTTGTTGGCGACAGCCTGCACCTGGCTGACGGCAGTCTGTACGGCCTGATCGTGACCGGCTTGCAGTCCATTGATGGAGTTGCGCGCGACTTGCGCTTCGGCGTCGAGCTTGTTGGCCTTGGCCTGTTGTTCGGCGAGTTGGGCTTGAGCCATCGCCTGCTGGAACTGTTGTTGTTGCTGCTGCGCGGCCTGCTGCTGCGCTTGCTCTTCCGGCGACAGGCTCGACGGATCGACCATGCCGGACATCTTGCGCAGCTGATCGGCGTACTTGTCGCGGTCAGGCAGCTCGGTCGCCTCGATGAAGGCCGGTGCCACGACCATCTGACCTTCGGGCGGCAGACCCTTGATGACCTCCGAGATCATCGACAGCTGCTGCGTGCGGTAGGCCGGCGACGCGGTCACGTCCTCGATGGCGACCTTGATGTTGGCGCGCGATACGTCGTTCTTGAGGTACGGCATGCCCGTGGCCTGATCGACCGTCGGCTGATTGAGGATGATGGTCTTCTTGTAGGTGCCGGTTTCCTTAACGACGATTTCCACCGGCTGGCCCGACAAGTCCTGGCTCAGCATCTCGACGATGCGTTCGTGCACAGCGCGCTTGCTGGTCTTGTAGTTCGACAGCAGTTTGGCGAGCACTGTGGTCGACTGCTCAATCAGCGAGTTGATAGCGATGCCGGAGGTGGCATTGCTGTCTGAGCCGAGCATCGCCGAGAAGACGCCGCGCACCTGTTGCATTGACTGGATGTTGTCGAGCAGCACCTTGTACTGCGCATCGGCGAGTTGCAGATTGTCGTCGACAGAGAAGGCATCGCGGTCACGGTTGCGCCGCTCAGGGTTGAGCACCACCACCGCATCAGCGCGGCCCATTTCGGCCAGCACATCCGAGACGTCGTTCGATTGCTGGTCGAGCGCATCGGAGTCCATGGTCACGCGCTTGGCGCCGAGCAGCCACAGCATCTTCTGCGCGCGGGCGTTGATCTCGTCCTGCGGGCTGATCATCGTGCGGATGAGGCCGTATGGAATGCCGGTCAAGTCCTCGCGGTACGCGATGAAGGGCACATAGGGCGTCATGCGGCTGTTGACATCGCCGTCGTAGAGCTTCGCGGGACCACAGAAGATGGCGCGACGCAGCTTGGTATAGACCGCCTGCTGCGGCTGCACGCGGCCGGCACTGATCAGTGCCTTGTGCATCGGATTACGCAGGTTCAGCTCGACGGCTTGGCCGTTCTGCGGGTTTCGGAAGTAGTAGCCGCGCACGTAACGCCGATAGTGAACCTCGAACAGCGCGAGGCGGCGGCGGTCTGGATTGCGCCATTCCCACTCTTCCATCGACCAGCGGTTGATGGAGTCGACACCAAGCTCGAATCCGTTCTGCGCGTTTTCCATGCCAGGGCGAAGCCAGTAATCGAGCGGGAAGCCGCTGGCCATGTCGCGCAGCATGTCCTTGGCCTGCGGAAAGAAAGCCATGACGGTCGTGTCATCGAAGAACCGGCGACGCATGAGATACGTCGAGTCCTCGAGCAGCGGCTTACGGGCTTCCCACTTCCAGTACATCTCGCGGCGGTGGACGTGATTGCACTCGTAGGGATAGGCAAAGGGGTCAGAGGCACGGACGACTTCGGCCCAACCGATGCCGGCTTTGACCTGGCCAGCGAACGCATCGGCGATGACCTCATTGACCATCGCTTCGCGGGTCGCTTCCTTCAGCTTCTGGCTCAGCGCTTCGGCGACGTCCTGGTATTCATCGGTGTCGCCGACGCAGCGCGCATCTGTTCGCAGCTTGGCTTCGAGGCCGAGCACCACGTCGATGGTGGGCTGAATGAGGTTACGCACCACCGGCAGCATGCCGCGGCGCTCAATCTCGGCGAGCACGTCAGGCGACAGCTGATTGTTGTCGTAGTAATCGCAGTCGCGGTCTTGGCCCTTGCGGAAGTCGGGCTGGAAATGGATTTCCTCGATGGCGCGCGACAGCTCGTTGACGGTGAACGGGTCAGCCGTGCCGGTGCCGCTGCCAGACTGCTGGCTCATGACGTCCGACACCGAATCGTCGGGACGCGGGACGAGCTGGGCCGGCATCATCGGCTCGCGAGGCTCGATGATGGTGCCGCCGACTGCGGGCATTAGATGACTCGACCGCCGCCGCGATGATGCCGCTTATGGTCGATGCGTTTCGATCCAAAGCCGGCCGCGAACGTCGCTGCAAATGTCATTGCGAGTGCATCTCCACAGTCAGGTGATTTCTTGCCGTCGGCCTTGAGTCGTTCTTTCGGGGTCAGCTTGATGCGCCGACTGCTGTCATAGCTGTACGTGCGCGAGACGAGGTCGCCTTCAAGCACGGGGTTTTCGGGTATTTCGCTGGGAGCGTCTTCGAGCCAGTCACGCATGCGGCCCCATATTTCATCGCCGAGGCGCGCGTACTTCTCATCATCGCTGGCGGACGCGCCGGCCATGACGCGCACCACCGGGTATCCCAGTTCGCGCAGCCGGTCGCAAATGCCGGAGCCAATGCCGGTGGAATCGACACAGACCGCATCAACGCCGCCTTCGCGGTCGATGGCCATCGCCACTTTTCCGACGGTCTCCATCGGCGCGAGGCCATGCCAGCGCTGCAAGCCATACGCGCGACGGCCTTGCCGGAAGATGCAGGCGCTGTCGTCATCGCCATACTCTGCGGGGTCGACGCCAATGATTTTCGGGCCTAACGCCTCGATGTTCTGTCTCGGTCGCTTAGCCGCCGCAACGACCATCGCGCCTATCAGCGTCGAGCCGTCAATGCGCAGGAAGGCCAGGGCCGGTGTCGCCGGATATTCCTGATTGAACAGCGAGACATCGCCACGAAAATCATCGCGCACCTTTTGCTGACGCCACGCCATTTGGCCATCGGTCAGTTCGTAGATGGCTTGGTACTCGGCATCCTCGATAGAGAGGTCCAGGCTTTCGGTTCCGGCGGAGTATTCGTCCTGCCAGAACCACGGGATGAACACCGGCAGATACACCGATCGACCGCGCTCAGCGTCCGACCACATCGAATAGAACTCGCCGGTCGGGCCGTTCGCCGTCGATTCGAGAATGATTTCTGTGCCGGGCAGCGTTGGGATGGTCTGGCCGATGCCGGCAAGATGGTCCTTGGCGTGCGGCCAGAAACCGACCTCAGAGCCGTGGAACAACTGCGCGGTCGCAGATCGACCGACGTTCTTCGTGCCGGCGGTCGCGACCTTGTAACCGCTGTCTAGCAGGTCAAAGACCAACTCTTTCGCGTTCGACGCGCCGGTATGCGGGCGCAAGGCTGACGGGCAGTTTTCGTGATAGCGCGCCGCCATATCGAACAGGTTGGCGGTCGCGGCATCTTCGTGCGTCAGGATGAACGCGCGCTTGCCGCGGTGCATCGAGGTCCGCCAGTAATAACGGCCCTGGACATAGGTCGATACGCCTTGCTGGCGACCCTTCAGGACCAGTGCACGAATGAAGCCGAGGCGGTCTTCCTGCTCGGCCAGGCGCTGGTGCAGATAGAGTTGCGCTCGGTTGAGCCGGAATGGTTCGACAGCACCGCTCTTGGTGCGGATGGCCAGCGCGCGCGGCGCGTAGAAGGGGAAGTTCGAGCGAAACTCCGCCAGCATCTTGTCGGCTGACGGCTCAACCAGAACAGCACTCAAGAGTAGAACAACCTCTTCAACCGATCTTCGAAAGGCTCGTCGTGCGCGCCCGCACTGTCGTTAATGCTGAATGCCTGGCGCTCAAGCGGGATCATGTTCTTGAGCATGCGCGACAGTGATTCAGCCGTCGTGACGTGCTCGGGTAGCGCGACAGCCTTCATCATCGCGTTGTAGCGGCGCTGGTCGAATCGGCCTTCGCCGTCTGCCGGCTTGCACGCTTCCTTAATCAACGCTTCCAGGGTCTCACGGGTACCAACAGCGGTTTCTAGGTCATCCATGAGGCGTGCGGCCAGACCACGAATACGACTGATGTCCTTGCGGTGCTCACGAACCACGGCCACCTGGACGGCCGCATTGGCCTCGATGATGTCTCTCTCGTTGGCTTTGGATACCGACGTGGATACCGCGTCAGTGGATACCAACTCGGCGGCGAGCTTGGCTTGCGCTGCGGCGCGAACTTTGGCGGAGAGGTCGCGGGACCACCCTTCCCTCTCGGCACGCTTGCGGATGCCGCCATGAGTGCAACCGCATTCTGTGGCGATAACACGCAATGACTTGATACCGGCGCGGTACTCGCGCTCTACCAACTCCCAGTCAATGGGCTGGCGGTCCTTCTTCTCGGTCATGGGTCAGGCGGCGGTACTTGGCGCCGGATTCAATTCCACGACGTTGTCAGCCGGCGCGGCGTCGGGCGGCAGCGTCTCCGCTGCGGACTCTTCTGTCTGAACCGGCTCGGGCATCGCCACCGGCTCGGGCGGCGCTTCGACGGGCTCGTCAATGACTACTGCCAGTTCTTCCGCCGTCAACACCAGCGGCAGCACACCGCCCTCGCGAACCTCGAGCACCACGCCTTGCTCCACATGGAACGTCGCAGCCTGGCCAGGCAGGACTTCGGTCCACGGCGCGCTGTAACCGCCAGCATTGACCGACTGGACGCGCACTTCGATGGCGCGCTCGGCGCCGGCTTCGTCGTGAGTGACGGTTACGGAAATGGTCATGGTGTCTCCTTCGGGTCGGCCCAGGCCTTCCACTGGTTGATGCGCTTGGCGGCGCTGCGGTGCGCGTCGATGAGCTTTTCGAGGTCGGGGCGCGTGATGCCGTAATCGCCCTCGCCCTTCTTGAGGATGGTCGGCGCTTCCAGGCCAAGCGGCCGCATGTACTCAGCCGGCGGTTTGCGCGTCTCAGCCGGCGGGCAGGTCATGGTGATGGGGTCAGACAGCACGACCGGCGCTTGTGGGTCGGGCTGGTGCGCGCAGCCCACGAGACCAACCGCAATGCAGCTCACGCCGATGACCGTTGCGTACCAGAACATCGGAACCGGCCTCACATCGCCTCCAAGATGCCACGCAAAACGTCGGTCATCTCTTCGGGACTTGGCAGGTCAGTGCGGGCACGGCGCTTCACGTCATCGGCGCGCGCCACGGCATCCTGTGCGGCGACCTTGGCCAGTGCGGTACCGGCGGCAGATTCAATCTTGTCGTTCTCTGCCTTGGCGGCTGCGTTGGCCGCACTGAGTGCGGTCATGGCCTGCGTCATGCGTGCATTGATGGCCTTCGCCTCGTTCACCGCCTGATCGGCCTGCAGCACCTTCGCGGCGAGGTCGTCGTTACGCGCCTTCTCGCTGGTCAGGTCGTGCGCGAGCGTGACGTTGTGCAGATGGCAGACATACCAGCCGCCGGCCAGCACCAGCATGACCACCACCACCGCGCCGGCAATTGCGAGCCGAACCTGTGGCGGGATGGCGGCGTCGAGCAGGCTCATGCGCCGTGCCCCCGCGCTTCAGCCCGCAGGCGATTCAATTCGTCCTGCTGCTGCTCGTTGATGCGTTTGTGCGCCTCGTCAGCCTTGCGGTCGACCGCGCCGATGCGCGTGATGATGTCGCTATTGCCATCGGCGATCGCCTTGATGATGGTCCGGCTGTGTTCGGTCAGGTCACCCTTGGTGGCGGTGTCCTTTTCCAGCGAGTGCAGACGCTCATCATGGTTGGCTATCTTGTCGGTATGCGGCTTCACGATCGCCTTAACGATAGTCGCCACGAGGCCCACTACGGCCACCCCCGCGCCGATAACCTCGGGCCAGCCGACATCACCCACCGCCTGGCTTCCCAGTGGTCTGGGATTGCGACAAGAGGTCTGTTTTGACGCTTGAACCGTGGCTTGAACCGTACCAATAGCCAACGACGAGACCGGCCATCGTGCCGAGACTGCCGACCAGCAGCATCAGCGGCTCTTTGTTCGATGCCGGTATTTCGACCACCACCATGGCGCCAATCGACGCAAAGAAGCCGGCCAGCACCAGCAGGCCAATCAGGCCCATGATGAAGCGGTCGGAACTTACCATCGCTCAATCCAGCGCCGCCCAGGCTATCGCCCAGGATTCTGGCCAGTCGAGCGGTCTCGGTGCGCCGGGGCGCCAACACCATTGGTACTGGCGCCACCCTTCATCCTGTTCGCTTTCATCCGGCAGTAAATGCGGGCATGTGAAGAGCAAGAGGCGTCCCATTGCCGCCGCGAAAATGTCGTTGTGCTCTAAGGCGCCATGCAGAACGTCAATCGACGCATCGCCATAGTCCAAGGCATTCACAACTTGGGCCGCCAGCGGGCCGGTTTTGGGGTGCTTCAAAACCCCAGATAAACCGCCACGCTCAAACATTAGATAGCTTCGCGCAGGGCCGTTTTGAAATTGACGGCGATACTTGATTCCGCTTTCCTGGTGCGCGATGGCCGCCAACATAGCCCGCGCAGACGATGAATCCATGCCTGCAGGAAGAATTGAAAGCGCGGGCACAATTGCCGAATGCAGAAAAAATCTAGGCAGCATGGTTGCACCATACGTCCGGGCTGTTCTTCAAATGCCACGCGACCATGTAGGTTACGCCAGTAGCAGCAGCCGCCTTTTTGATGGACGCGCCGCCAGCCAAAAGCCTGCGGGCCTCACGCGCCTGGTCGGGCGTGGTCTTTATTCGGCGGGTTTTCTGAGAATTCTCGCGGTGCGTAATGAACTGGCAGTTATCAGGGGAATAGTCCCCATCACAATCAATTCGGTCAATTTCCAGCCCCTTCTGCCATCCATTAGTCCTTGCCCACTCAATGAAGAGCGCGGGGTTTTCGCGCCATTCTGGGCAAATTCTTATGCCTCGCCCCCCGTAATACTTGAAATTTTCCATACACGAGCATTCGCAGCGCGACTTCATGAGGCAAAACAGTTTATAGAGCGGATCTATCTTTCCATCCGTATAAAGGCCCGGATTTCGACGACGTATCGCAGAGCACGGGTTGCACGGCTTGCCGATTTTTCGCTTGTCTACGATGGAAACAGTCCCGCAATCAGGACACGACTTTGCAAATAGCGGCGTTCCATTAGAACTGCGGCTGTGCATTTCAAGTGTCACTTCCCGACGCTCCAAAAGAAAAACCCGCCGGGTTGGGGCGGGCCGAACAGAGGAAAGTCACGACGCTGGCGCTTCGCGCAGTCGAAAAAAAACCGCCACAGGGGCGGTTGTACTTTTCTCCGGGCGTGCGCAATGACCCGTGGGGCGAACCTTTGCACGATTCGTGGCCGAGATCAAGGCTTACTGCCGCCCGACCCAGGCTTCAGCCTCGACCAGAATGAGTCGCGCCTTGTCGCGGTCTACGTGGAGGCGCTTGGCAATCTGGAAGATTTCACGCCGATGCAGGTAGCGCTCAACGACCGCCAGTCGCAGGCGCGCCGGCATCTGCAACACCAGACCCTCGACCCACTCGGCCTCGAGGTGATTGATGACCGGCTGCGATTCCTCGTCCTTGTCATCGCTTTCAAGCCAGGTGTCGCCGGCCCGCGGCGGCGTGTAGTAGCTGCACTTTCTTGGCAGGCCCGTGTCGCTACCGTCGAGGCGCGACCAGTTGCCCCAGTTGTCGAGCCTGTCGCGGCCGCGCTCGACCGTCGGGGATGCGCGGAAGGTGCTCATATCACTCCGGTGCTGAGTTTGGTCTGCAGGTCGCCGTGCTCGATGCGCCACTCGGTGGTGGCAAGCGTGGCGAACGCAATGCGGCAAGCGCGCTCGAATGGGCTCATTCTTGGATTACGCATCCACTTCAGGCAGGCGGCGCAGCCGACCGCGCACTGCCGAACGATGACGGGCCCGCCCATCGGGTTGTCGTTGTCCAGCGGCTCAGCCCAGTCCAGCGGGTAGGTCTGCGCGTGCGGCTTGCAGATTTCGGCCACGCGAAACATGCACGGGACGCGATACCGCTTAACCAGGGCGTGCGCCAGGGCCTGCGCTTCATCGGGCATGTCATTCCTTCAAATCACCACAGAAATGCGGAATGCCACACGCGCAGCGCCGCACCCAGCGCATGCCTGGGTCTTTCCATCCGGTCTTGTGCGGCTCGATGTCGATGAGCGAGCGCCTGCATGTACAGGCTTCGGTCGGCGGCGCCGCGCGATTCGTCGTCGCCCGCTTGGTCGCCATGGAAAGCTGCGGTATTGGCATCAGTGCTTGTTCATCTCATGCAGCGAGACTTCAACCTTGACCTGCGCCAGCTGATCGCCGATGGCCTCAATCTGCGCCCACAGCGCGACCGCATAGATGAGGTCTTTGGGAATGCCGCAGTTCTCGATGGCGGACTCCACTGTTGGCGCGTAGATGGTCATCGCGCCGGTGATTCCGGTCGCGCCGTTGAAATGCAGCACAGCCCATCGCGGAATTTCTGGCTTCTCGTCGAGCGAGTTCAGTTCGCGGACGTTGCTCACTGCGCCACTCCTTGTGCGCCATTCCACACGCGGTCGACGATGTGTTTCAGGCCGCCGCTGCCCTTGGCTGCCTTTTCGAGTTGACTGTCCACCTATTGCTCCTTTGAAGCAGGCGCCCGTCACCAGGCGCCCGCGGTACTTCACTTTGTCGTCTCAGCAGCCGGGTTTCGGCTTGGGCTTGGACTTCGAGCCTTTGCTCTTCGCCATGTCTCTATCTCCTTTCGTTGATGGTTGTTTGCCAGTTCAGCGGGCTGGCGCCGCTATTCAGACTTGATGTGTGCCTTCGACGCCGCGCCGCATCCGCTCAATCGTTCGCTGTTGCAGCCAGTGCATCGCTTCCTCGATGTGAGTCAGTGCACAGGCATTGGCTTTGCACGAATACGGTCCCTTCTGAAAGCAGCGCAGTCGATCCATGACGATAGCCAGCAATGCTTCGTGGGTGATGCCGTTCGCGCCGGATTCCTTGATGGGTCCGTTCTGAAAATCGAAGTGATAGACGTCCTGAACGCCGCCGGCCGTATCGACGTAAACCACATATTCGTGATGCGCGCCTCCCGAGCCGGGAACATCTACAGCCGCGACGTGCACCAGCGGGTCTTCGGTGCCAATTAGGTGGTCTTCGAGATACCGCGGTTCATCGAGTAACTTTCTGTCATCCATATGCGGCCTCAATCGTGTTGGCGAGCAGCTTCAACTCGTCGGTCTTCTGCGCTCGCATGATGGCGATGTTGTTTTCGTGGCAGTGGGGGCAGAGCGGAATCGTCAGCCAATGCGGCGCGCGTTGAGCCATGCCCTGCCCTGTTCGAATGTGATGCACTTGTACCGGCCGCGCGCCGCATAAGGCACAAGGGAGACTCGCCACTCGCTCAAGGTGGCGCTTCTCCTTCGCTGTGGCCGCGCGCTTCGGCATCAGTGCGTCTGTTCAGTCGTGCCGTGCTTGGCCAGATGCTCGGCAATCGCGTCCGCTTGGCCTTCCTTCAAATCGCCACTCGGCTCAGCTTTATTCGCGGCCTCGGCGACCATTTCGGCGGCGTACAAATCGAGCTGCGCGCCGTCCTCGAAACCGAACGCCTTGGCGAGTTGCCGGCGGCTGGCTTCGTAGCGAATGCGTTCACTGTCTGACTTCTCGCGCAGCGCTACCATGTCGTGCATCGCCTTGCGATCAATGCCCCTCGAATCGCCTTCGTCGAGGATGATCTTCACTTCAGCGGTCAGTGGCTTGATCTGCTCGGCCAGCTCTTTGCGCTGCCGCTTTATTTCAACAATGCGGTCGGCCTGGTCGTTCATCCAGGCGTAGAGTCCTTGCGTCTGCTTTGCCTGCGCATCCGGGTCAAAATGCGCCGCCTGCTCTTTGGCGGCCTTCGAGCGACGCGTGATCGTTTTCTCGTTCAGTTCCTGTGCTGTGGGCATCGTGATTATCTCGTGACGATATTGACTTTGAATTGATAGCAATGCTCTGCAGCTTCGCGGAGCTTCTGAGAAGTGCGGTCTTGGTGGTCTTTATGGCCTTTGAAGTCGACGACTTGCTGCACACCGGCTTTATCGAAGTACAGAAAATCTCCGACGTATGTGCCCCATTTCCATTCACCGACAGGCGAGATAACAGGCGTGCCGTTGATGAAGTTGAAGAACATCGGGAAGCGGGGCTGCAATTGCAGACGGGATATTTCGCCGCACGTTTGGAGCATGTGCAGATGCGTGTAGTGCTTGAACTCGCCTGTGCTGTGGAAGTGCTGCGCCTTGTTGCCGCACGCGCAGTACATGCCCTTCGAGCCCTTATCGACGCCGGCCGGCTTCTGGCACTGCAAGCACCATTTGATAGCGACAGCCATGCGGAACGCGTCCTGCTTCGTGCTGAAGCGGCGCGGTCCTGGCTTGCGGTCGAAGACGGTAGCCATTTAGGCAGCAACCCCAATCTTGCGGGACTGGCAGATGGCCAGCGCATAGTCACGCACGCGATGGATGGCCATGAGGTCACCTTGGTCTCGGCGCTACTCGGCGAATGCGGCCAGCACCAGCGCGAGCGCAGCTTCGCGTTCCTCTGCCGGCAACAGGTCGAGGATGGCCAGGGCTTCGGCGTCGGTCATAAGGCAAATATCAGTAGCGGCGCAACCGCCGGCCACGCCTCGTGCGTTACGTACATGGCAACGCAGATAACTATCCCAAACATCACGAAAAACACCTGTTCGTCACTCACGCCCGCTCTTCCTGCGTCGTTGGCGGCGGAATAATAACGCCCAACTCATCGCGCGCAAACGCAATGACGATGTCGAGAAATACTGCCATGAGTTTCATGCTGCCCTTGTTGCTGGTGGTGAACGTCGAGACATCGCGCTTGATGCGGCCCACTTCGATATGCGCTTTCGGCCCGAACTCTTGCCGTAGGAATTCGTGCATCTCGTGTTTGCGATAGCCGGTGTGGTCGCACAGATGATTGAGAACGACGGTCTGGTAATAGCCGCGCTGGTCATCGCTTGGCGCCTCTTCGTAAGGCCTTACCTCGATAACCGTTGGCTTTAGCGGGTTGAGGGGCAGTTTCGACAGGAACCGCAGCACCTGGTCGCGCGCTTCCTCGTCCCACATCACCAGTGTTTTGTTTTGCATGCTCAAGGGCGATAGCCTTCGCTTCTTTCAGCGTCTCAGCGCGGCCGATGAAACGGCCAAGGTGGTAAACGCTGCACCGCGCTTGGCCGAGGTCGCGCGCGCACCAGATGCGATACGGCAATGCGGTGTGGCAGTCATTCGCGAGGGCCTTCCAGAACAGTAGAGGCTCGTCTTCACTGAGCACTGGTCTTCGACAGCGTCAACGAGGCCAGCACCGCGCGAATGGCAGTCAAGGCGCGCTCATCATCGCCATCGATGTCGATACTCAGTTCGTCGGTCTTGAGACTGAAAATGACCATGCGGTCGTCGAGAGAAATGCCGCCACCACCACCGCCAAATTCGTTCTCGACCTTTTCGACGCCGCTCATGACTTCATCGGCGACTTTGGCTTGCGACTCTTGCTGTGCGACTTCGGGCTGCGCGTGCAGCTTGGTGACGGTGGCGATCATGACTTCCTCCGGGTGTTCGATGGTTGCCGGTGCCTGCACAATTACAGGCGCCGGACTTTCACTGGCAGCGCTCACGTCGGACTTGTCAGCGGCAAGGGGCGACGTTGCAACCGTCTCCTGCACTTCCGATGCGGCCTCGGCCGAGGCTTCGCGCTTAGCTTCTGCTTCTACGGGTATATTTTTTGCTGGCGGCAAAGGCCGCTCACGACGCGGGTCCCAATGCCTGCTGACCTTCGGTATCTTCGGGCTCGGCCCAAGATGAATACGGTCATCATCGCCGCCGTGAATCATGCCCTCTTCACACATCGACGAGAGGCGCTTGAGCGAGTCCATGCCGAAGTTCGCGATCATCGTCGCGAGGGTCTGTCGTTTGGTCGGGCCATTGGCTTCGAGGAACAAGCGCACGCGCTGAAACGGCGCCAGCCCTTCGGCGAGCCATGCGGGCTTCGTTGGCGCTGCCTTCGGTGGCTGCGGCTGTCCGCCAGGTGTGCGCACAACGCCATCGGGATTGTGCTGATACTTCGCGCGACCCACTTTCGTGATGTGCTTTTGCTTAGCCAGCCAGGACAGCGCGGCATCGACCGATGCAGGGCTGACGTGCGCGAATTCGGTGATGACGTCGATGCGGTCGAAGACCTTTTCCGGTTTGTCGGCCAGGAAGTTACGGATGTCGTCGCGGTCGCTCATGCTGCCCGGATCTCCCTGGTTTCGAAAAAGCCACGCAACTCGGGTTCGCGGTCCATGAGTAGGCGCGCGTAGTGCGGTGAATGGTTATTGTTGAGCTTGTATTCTTCGCCGCTTTCGAGGCTGAGCCGATACCGCGCGACACCATAGAGCGTGACGATCGAATAGCTAGTAAAGCCGCGCTTCTTCATTGCGAGCGCAAGCCGCTTCAGCTCGGCGTAAACCTGTGGATGCGCTTCGTGAAAGGCTTCAAAGCGCGCACGGTTGTTGTTGAAGACGTCGGGCTTTTCGGTCACGCAGCAGCCTCCAACTCGTCGCCCCATGCCATCCAGCCCGGTGACGAGGCGCGAGCAAACAATTCGATGCGCGGGACATCGCCCATGAGTTGCACGAGCCTGTCACGCGCTTCGTCGGGCTTGCGCGAATGCTCACGGACTACAGCCTCGATGAGTTGAGAAACAGCAGCGGATGCGCGCTTCGGATGGCCGCGCACAGCGAATAAGCAATCTTCGGAATTCGCGCGAGTCCAATTTCCCATCCCAAAATGCACCTTGCCGTGCACCGTCTTTTTGCTCCACGTGAAACCCTTCATCGTCTTGAGCTTAAAGCCCCATGCCGTGATAACGGTCAGTGCTTCAATCGGCATCGGCGCGACGTGCCACATCGCAAGCAAGCAATCCTTCGCGGCAATCTGCGGAATGGGAAGCGCGCAGATGTCGGCGAGCGACATCACGTCGTACTTGTGGCATGCGCCGCGCTTGCCGGCGCTGGCTTTGTCGCGGAATTGCCAGGGCGGGTCCGAGTAAATGATCTCGAAAGGGCCGGCGGGGAGCGTCATGCGCGCGCCTCCACTTGCGTTTGCGATCGCTTCCACGCGATGAACTTGGCCTTAATCCAGCGTCGAGTTTCATTCGACGGAGAAAGCGCCGAAAGGCCGTTCCAATCACGCGGTGGCCAGTCGCCGAATTTTTCCTTGTAGTTCACCGATGCCCAGCCGGGCTTGTAACCACGCTCTTCGGCCATGCCTTTCAGCTCGCGGTAGAATTTCGGGTTGCCCATAGGCTTAGTAACTTCGAAGCCAGTGCCAATTTCGACGAGGCGGCCGTCCATGGTTTCGATGTTCTGGCCGATAGTCTTCAGTCGATAACCGCACTCAGGACAGACGGGAGATTTCGAGAACAACGAATGACACTCGGGGCACTCAATGGGCTTGACCTCGCGCCGCTCACTACCGCCCTCGCTGGTCTTTTTGTCGCCGAAGGTATAGGCACCGTCGAGCGACCATTCGCGGTCTTGATCGACAAAGCCGTGCATGTGAACGCACCCCGAATGGTCGAGCACGAGGCAGTCGTCCTTTCCATCGGCGGGACGCAACCCTCGACCAATCATCTGCAGGTAGAGCATCACGCTCTTGGTGGGGCGGGCCAGCACGACGCAGGACAGCGCGGGGAGATCGAATCCGTAGGAGGCGAGAAAGCAATTCGTCAGGATCTGCGTCTTGCCACTCGTGAAGCGCGCGAAGATGTCCTCGCGTTCGTCGTTCGGCGTGTTCGCATCGACGTGCTCTGCGGCCACGCCATTGCGCAGGAATTCTTCACAGACCGCAACAGAGTGCTTGATGCTGGTACAGAAGACCACCGTGCGCCGATTCGCAGCGAGCTCCATCCAGTGCTGGACGATGTCGCCGACGAGTTCGGACTTGTTGACCGCAACATCGAGATCCTTCGCGTTGTAATCGCCAGCCACTGTGCGGACGCGCTCAAGGTCAAGCTTCGATAGCGAGTAATAGCGCGCTTTGACGAGATAACCCATGTCAGTCAGCTCTCTAACACTCGTCGGCTGCACGAGGTCGTCGAACAAGATCCCGAGCGCCCGACCATCCTTGCGGATCGGCGTCGCCGTCAGACCGACGACAAGCGCATTCGGCCAATGCGATAGCAGGTCTTGGCGGCGCTCGGTGATCGCCAAATGGGCTTCATCCACCAGCACCAGCGTGAAGTCGCCGAGTTCCAGTTTCGCGTGCTGCCGGAAGAGCCGCGAAATGAGGGTATCGATGCTGGCCACCTGGACGGGCTGTCCAATCGCTTCAAGGTGCTCGGAGGCCGACATCATCACGCCGTGCGGAATGCCGGCACCACGCAAGCGATTGCTGGCTTGGTACACGAGCTCCCGACGCGGCGCCAGGAACAATGCGCGTCCGCCATCATCGATCTCGCGCTTGATGAGCGCTGCCGCAATGGTCGTTTTACCGGCACCAGTAGGCGCGACATACAGCGGTCTCTTGGCGCCCCTCGCAACAGAGGCATCGAGCATGACGACGCCATGGCTCTGGTAGTCGCGCAGCACGATGGCGTTGTGAACGTGGCCGAAAAGATCGCTCATGATGCTACCTCGTTCCAATCGCCACGCTCGGGTAATGCCAGCTCCATCGTGCAGCGGCCATCGAGTTGGTCACGCAATTGCCACGCCGCTTCCATGCCAGCCACGTCTCGGTCTGCAAACACGACGACGTGGCGCACACCTGGGGGCGGCACGAACTTTGCGAGCAACGTGGTGTTGAGCGCCGCCCACGTCGGTATGCCGTGAATGCGATGCGCGGATAGCGCTGTCTCGATGCCTTCGGCGATGCCGAGTACTTCGCCGGCCCGCATGAGTCGCACTGCGCAACCCTGCCGACCCGTCATCGGCGAGAGGATCTTTCTCGCAGCCATGGGATGGTCGGCGTGGTCTCGACGCGCGAGCTTTGCGCCGCCTTCGAGGTACGTCACATGCGCGGTGACAGTCTCGCCAGAAACGTCCTGGACCGGCGCAACGAGACACGGGAAACGCCCCTCGCTGACCCACGATTTGCCCTCCGACTGGCGGCGGTATTCGACGCCGACGTGGGCGTACAGCCGGCAGTCAGCAGGCAACGGCCAGACGTTGCGAGCGCTGAGGTAGGCGACACAATCCGCCACGAGATCGGGCGTTGTCACCGTCGATAGCAAGTCCTTGACCCGTTGCGTCGCGACAGCCTTCTCGACGGGGCGGGGCTTCGGTGGTGGCGATGCTTTGCGGTCGACGGCACGGCCATCGAAGCCGAGGTAGCCAGCCAGGGCATTCAGGGTTTCAGGGAAAGTCCAGCCGTTGACCTTTTGCGCCAGGGAGAAACCATCCCCGGCGCCGCACTGGTTGCAAATCCACGTACCGCGACGGTCCTTGTCGTCGAACCGGAATCGGTCCTTGCCACCGCAGATGGGGCAGGGCCCGTGGCGATTCACGAGGCATGATTCGTCAACCCCGACGCCGCACAGGGCATCTCGCCATTGGCCGGCCAAGGCTCGATGCACGTCAGCGGACAGCAACCTAGCCATGGGCCACCCCCGACAGGGGGTCTACACCCGTTTGGGGAGGGGTGGCGGCTTCCCGCGCGCTCACGTGCGCACGCATACGCGGGGGAGGATCGCCCTGTAATCCCTGGATATCCCTCTCTTGGCTAGGAATCTCTCCCTTTCCCTCTCCCTTGCTATCGGCAAGCAATGGAAGAACCGTGCACGAGCTTTGCTCATTCGATACTTGTTCCATGCTTGTGCCATTGCTTGTGCCATTGCTTGATGATTGCTCGCGCTTCCAACGAGCATTGGCACCCGCTTTGCCCCTGCGACTGGATGTGGTTCGCTTGACCCATGCTTCAAGTGCTTTTTCGCAGACCACGGGATGGTAGTAACGGCCATCGGTGCACAACACGAAACAGCTCAGGACGCGCTCACGAATGCGCTCCCATTCCTTGGATGAATTGCACATCGACAGGCGGCACAAAACCTTGTCTGAAGATGGCAAGCTGCCTGCGGGTACTTGGTGCCATGACTCGCACCACAGGCTCATCAGAGCGTGACCCAGGCGCGGATCTTCGGAAGCCTCAATCCACGTGTCGGACGACAGCAGCGTGCGCACGTCGAGCAACATGAACGGGAAGTCGCGCAAGTCGACGTCGGACGCGAGTAGCGGGGGATGATTCATTGAACGTCTCCGATTTTCCGTGTGAAGAACCCACGGCGAAGCGGCACGGAGAAACCGCTTATTTCGGGAGCTACCCTAGCCGTGGTTGTTGGGGACTGAGGTCTCATACCGACGACACCGCTCTCTGTGTCGTGACGCACTGAGTACGCCGCGGGCCCGCTGTACGGTGATTGCTGGGTCCCTGTGTGCCGCGTGAAAGCGAAGAAAAAAAGAGAACGCTGGCCGGACGCTAACCCGGCTCTATGCAGATGGTGGTTCCTGTGGCTTGCGAATCCGCTTGCAGGCTCGCCATTTCGGTGTCCCGCGCCAGGGTCAATCCATCCGGTTGTGTGTCCGCGCGACCGGGTTCTCCCAGTCCTCTCCACACCGCAGCGTCCATTGATTGTGCTCGGGCTATTCACCACCACCGGCCCGGCCCAGTGCCTTACCCGCGCCGTCATGTCACGGCGTGCAGCGGCGCGGTTGGTTGATTGCTGTGTCATACGGCAAGCCTGTAGTCGTCTTGCGGCGGTGGTTCGTAGGGCACGAAGAGTTGTTCGAAATGCCGCCAGTGCACGACGTCGGGCTTGTGGTGTGTTTCTCGACGAAACATGACCCAACCCCTGACTACCGCCATCACTTTGCATTTCGCGCGTGATTCCTGGCACATCCATGTTTGGCCGGGCTTGACGTTCAATGCACCGGCCTCCGCTCGTTGTGCACGACCACGCTGTTGCCGGTCACAGGATCTGTATATGTCACCCGCGGCTGGCACCAGCAATCGCGTGAGGCAGCGTGCTCGCCGGTCATAGCGTTACCCTTCTCGACGGGCATTGCGTCGGCGCGCGCCAGCCAGGGGAAGCGTGATGCGCTCAAAATGTTTCGGTCCCGAGCAAGCTCATGCGGCACGCCCACCCTTGGGCGCATCGAAGATGTCGGGGCGAAGCTGATGGCGCTTTATCTTTCCGCCCGTCGCTTCCTCGATGTCCTTTGCCTTGATCGGAGCAATGGGTCTGGTTTTATTAACCCATTGACTAATCAGGCTTTGATGAACGCCAAGCATTTGCGCCATCTCGACTTGAGAGATGCCGTTTTCCTTCATGTACCGTTCGAGAACTTCAGCCATTGGGGATTTATATGCGATGCTGCTAAATAAATCAACAGCACCGCTGTTTGAGTCTCCTCAGCAGCGCTCATACCGTCCTCTCATGACCACGAGACGCAGAGTGCTGACCGAAGAAGAGCAATCCGACGCCATGCGCCTTCGCGCGCTATGGGGAAAGAAAAAGCAGAAAGGAGTGACCCAGGAAACCATCTACTGCCAAACATCCCTTGGCTCGACGTCCTGCACGAGCAGGTAAATCAATCTATCGGAAGGCCCACCATGCCAATGCAAATCCGATCAACACAAATCCTAGAACCTGAGCAACCGGGAGAGCCTTGGACCATCGATCTGATGGTTGGGGACGCACCGGATATTGAGTCAGAAACCGAATACGTAATTCTTCATTTTCAAGTTTCGCATCCCACAGACGCTTATTTGCCAGCGTTACAGCGCGATGCAATGGGCCGGGCAATAGCGGTCTTTCAAGATCAGATTCGGGCTCTTCAGGCTGCGTGGAAGGGCTGACAATGGATGCGTCCTGCCCGCTTTGTAGTGAAAAGTCGATTGTTTTCGCGCGACCTAATTTTAAGCGTGAACTGGCCATTTCTTGCGACACCTGCGGAGAATTTATCGTTTCCCTTAGAGCTATCGAGCGGCTTCAAGGATCAACGGATGAGGCGCGGCTAACGCTGAAAAAACAAATACTGCCATCCGACGACCCGAACATTTTACGAATTACGACACCGACTGTAGGCTCAGGAGAGCAGGGATTTATAACGGAGTTGGCCCCCCGAGATACCGCGCTGCGTTGACTATTCTTCTGGCGCTACATAGTCATCAATCATCGCATCTGGGAAGATCGTCTCCTGGTCTTGAAGCAGTCTTTCGACTTCAGTCAGGGGTCGAGTACATGCTCGCATTTGAACCCCCAGCCTCTTTCCGGGCGCCTCACAATAGGCGTGGTCGGCTACCCCGCTCTCGATGCACGTCAAAATTTCTCGGCCGTCTGGGAATGTTCGGCGAATGGTGATGACCATCTCGCTGTCCGGCTCGCCGGGAATGACGTTCTTCGGCCTTCGGCTTGACCTTCCATAGAACTGATTAAGGCTCTCTCGAAGCGATCTCACTCGCATTTCTGCCAACAGACACCCCTTCTGAAACGCCCTCTTATTCGTTTCGTCTATGGCGGGAATTTCCGGTCCGAACGCTAGAGCGCGCGCCATATTGAACGTCGGTGATGGGTAAGTGTGGCTCCGCGTACCCTCTGGGAAACCTTCGAATCTTCCGTCCTCGTAGATCCTCCAAACCTGGTCATCCGGGCCGCGTAGCTGAATGCAAAACTGCGGCTGCGGCTCTTCGCCGATAGGCGTGACCTCGGTATATACGTAGTCCGCTTTCGGCAGTTTCACGTCATCGTTCATGTCTCGCTCCTTCGTCTGAAGTCTTTCGGGCTGGCTGAGTGTAGCAAAAAATACCATTAATCCTGTTGACTCGAACAAATAGCGATGCTAATAATTAGCACAGCCCGCCGCCTTCATGCGACGGCGAGCTGACCGGCACGGCGTCTCCCCACGTCGTTCTGGTGGACCTCCAACTGCCGGGTGCTCGACTCCCCTCGATGCGCCCAGCCTTTCTACGAGGACGGAGACGATGACCGACCAGCACCAATCCATTCAATCGGCAGCGCGCCGCATCGACGAGATGTTTGCCGCTCCAAGTCGGGCTATTCGCGAGGCGGAAGCCAAACGCGCGGCAGATGACCTGGTGGCGTGGAAAGCGCTTCCAGCACATCGTCGAATGCTCGCTGTCGTTCGGCGTTTTGGCCGAGGTTGTCTCCCACTAGCGCTGCGTAGCTGGCTAGGTCGCTGAGGAATTGGTCATGGATATATCCAGGCTGCTTTTGAAGCGCACGAATGGCGACCTGCATTGCCGTTATCTGCCCACTGGCTTTGGCGGCCACGCTCTCAATCAGCGCGCTCTGCGCCTCAGTCAGCTCGGTGAGCAGCGCCAAGATTTCGTCATCGGTCATCACGATGTCCTCGCTGGATTACGTGGTGCCCATTCCATCACGGAAAGCGCCGTCGTGACCGTCTTCACCCACGACTTCGCCCCGAAACCCGCACAGCCGAGTGTCGTGCTCGACATGGCCACCGGCATCTTTGTGCTGTCCGTCATCGTCGGCGCTGCGCTGGCCCTCATGGCGCTGCCGGGAGCGCGCTGACATGGCGACCCTATTGCGGACGGACATCACCATCCATCTGCCCATTAGCGACTACGAGGCGCGCGTGATCGCGGCCAATCGCCGGCTGGCCGATCTCAACATCGTAAGAACCGATTACCGCACTGCGCCCGACGGCATGCAGCGGTTTCTGCGTGCCTTGCGCTCGATGGAGGCTCGTCAGTCATGAGCGAAACCAGGTTCACCCCCGGCCCATGGAAGTTCTCACGCGGAACGGAATGCCGCGGAAAACCAGAGACCGGCCGGTTCTACGTGCGCGGCCCGCACAGCGAGTACATCACGCAGCGTGATGCCCTCTTCCAAAGTGCCAAGGTCAAGGAGCAAGTGGCGGCTGACTGCATGTTGATGGCCGCAGCGCCTGATTTGTATGCGGCGCTGACCAACCTGCTTGAGCAGGCTTGCGAAATGGCCCAATCACTTGGCTACCACCACGCCACGATTTCACCGCTGACCGAAATTGATGCGGCCTGCATAGCGCTGGCTAAAGCGCGAGGCGAACAGCTGTGAACGAGTCCGCCCACACCGACAAATTCGAACTGAGCGCGCCATTCGCGAGCGCGCACCAGACCGCGCCAACCCATATCGAAGTAACGCCCGCCGACGTAGTCGACGATAGCGCCGCCATCAGCGCCGTTTGCACGGTGGTGTTCGTCATCGTCGTGCTCGCGCTGGTGCTGGTCTTTCTGAGTCACCCAGGAGGTCGCAAGTGAGCGAGAGAATCGAACCGAATTGCTTGGCGGCGCTGCTGTCACCCGACGACGTGCAGATCATGGGCGAAATCGTGCGCGTCATAGAGGCCGTGTCGCCTGCTGAAATGCACGGACTGCTGCTTGAAAAGGCCAAGCACTGCTTCAACTGCGCGTTGCAGGCCAATCAATTCGCCGCGAAGTTCGGATTCAACGACAACTGGTGGTGCGAATCAGACACCACATACGTGAAGGCAGTCATTCACGAAAGCCTGTTGCGCCGGCTCCCACCGCCCGACCTCACGCAGATCACAGAACAGCGTGACAGTGAGGTATCAGCGTGAAGAAACGCCAGACCCATCGCTGCACGCAATGCCATATCGACTTCGGCAAAGGTCCGCCCGGCTTTAATGCGCTGGCTAATCACACCCGCGATAAGCACGGCGCCAACATCAGCACACGCATCAAGGGCCGTCTCGACGAGGCATTTGCCGAGATTTTCGGCGAGCAGAAGCAAGGAGCGCAATCATGAACGCCCCTCGCTTTCTTGAAGTGTTCTGTTCGCAATGCGGCCAGTCCTTCGGGCCTGGTGACCACGGCTTCTCGCATTGTTCGAGCCATCGTCGCCACGACATCGTCGAGGCCATCCCCTGCACCGTCTCCGACGAATATCACGATTCCGTGTTTGCGGGCGTCATCGAAATCCTCGCTGACCACCGCATGGCTGAGCCCGACTGCGGCTTGCCAGCGGGCCTCGAATTCCACATGACACGCCTGCATGTCGGCGCCGACGCGCGCGCGTTCACGACTGATTGCCTACTCGTCAGGGTCGATGGCCAGCGCGAGATCGCGATCACGCACAACCCGGATGCGCCACTCGGTCGGCACCTGGATATTGACGACGACGGCCTGCGGGCTGAGTTGTCGGCTTATTTTGAGAATGCGTGATGGTTGTCTGCCCCTACTGCGCGCAACCCGCCGCCCTCGTAACTGGCGAAACGATGTACCCACATCGCCCCGACCTATATTCCTTGCGTTTCTGGCAGTGCGCGCCCTGCGATGCGTTTGTCGGCTGTCACAAGAACAGCAAAGACCACAAGCCGCTAGGGACGATCGCCAATGCCGAGACCCGCGAATGGCGGAAGCGCGCGCATTCGATATTCGATCCGCTGTGGAAGTCCGGCCATATGTCGCGCCGCGCGGCCTACGACTGGCTCGCCGATTCCTTGGGCTATAGGCCGGGGCACGCACACATTAGCTGGATGACTTCCGCGGAATGCGCGCGCGTCGTCGAACTGATGAAGCAGGCCGCCGCATGAACCTCGCCGCCGCATTCAAAGTTCTCGACCGTCGCGTCACGCGATGCCTAGAAGCCGGTGTTGCCATCGCTTGCGCCGACGGCACGACCGATGCCGAGCACATGAATCGCAGCATCGGCCAGCTCGCGCGGCACTCACTCGCCGCATGGAAGAAGGAGACCCCACATGTCAACCGTTGAAGAAACCGTGATTGAAGAAGTTGCTATCGAAGGTGAATGGCTGCCGCCGGGAAACGCACTGGATGTCTACCGGCCCTTCTATACAGAGCTTTCTGTGCTCAAACAGAAGACCTTGAAAGAGGTGTTCGATTACACAAGCAAAGAGGGCTTGAAGACCGCGAAGTCCTACGCCTTCAAGCTGCGCAAGTCTCGCAAGCCGATGAAGGACGCACACGACAAGGCGAAAGTTGATTATTTGGATGTCATCCGGCGGATTGATAGTCAATACAACGAACTCGACGGCAAGCTCGACGAGATTATAGAAATCGTCGAAGCCCCTATCAAAGAAGCCGAAGCGCGCGAAGCCGAGCGGATTGACAGTCATCAGAAGGTCATTGAGTTCATCGAGGTTTTGGTAGCGGACGCGCTTATGAATAGTGCTGATATAGCGGCCATGCAGAAACATTTGGCCGCTGTGGTCGTCGATGAATCGCTGGAAGAATTTCAAGCCGAAGCGGCCACTTTGCACGCCGAACGCACTGCACTTTTGCAGGCCGCCTACGAAGGCGCCATCAAGCGCGAAGCCGAAGAAGCCGAGCTCGCCGCCTTGCGAGCAGAAAAGGCTGAGCGTGACAAGCGCGACCACGAAGCCCGTATCGCCCAGGAGGCTGCTGACAAGGCGCGTGCCGAGGCAGAAGCGCAAGCCCTGCGGGAGCGCGAAGCCGCCGAGTCCCGCGAGAAGGCCGAGCGGGCGCGCGCCGAGCGGGCCGAGGCCGAAACCCGCGCCGCCATTGAGAACGCGGCCAAGGCGCAGCGGGAAGCCGAAGAGCGGACCTCCAAGGCCGCGCGCGACACCGAAGAACGGATTCGACTGGAACACGAAAAGGCGGAAGCGGACGCGCGCCTTGAACAGCAGCGTCGCGAAGCTGATTTAGAACATCGCAGGACCGTGAACAACGAAGTCCTCGCGGATCTCATTCAGTTTGCCGGCGTCAGTGAGGCGACCGGGAAGATGGTGATTGGCGCCCTGTTCTCGGGGCGGGTTCGCCACATACGGCTGGATTACTAGCGTGAGCGCCGCGAGCCGAGAGTATTTCAACGACTGGCAAAGGGCGATTGCCCGCGAGCCAGATGACATCCCAGGTAACACAGGAAAATCAGGAGATCGCAGTTATGGCAGTTTATGCACCGGAAAACACGAGGACGGAATTCGAACTAGCACCGGAGGGTGCTCATGTGGCGATCTGCTACATGTTCGCGGAAGTCGGCCTACAGCCGAACAAGCGTGGCGAGCCCAAGCATCAAGTGGTGTTGTGGTGGGAGCTCCCCAACGCGCGCATGAAGGACGGTCGTCCGTACAGCGTGAGGAAGATTTACACGCTCAGCCTTTTTGAGGGCGCCATCCTTTGCAAGGACCTCGAATCTTGGCGGGGACGTCGCTACACCGACGAAGAAAAAAAGACCACCGACATTACCAAAGTGTTGGGGCGGCCTTGTCAGCTCACCATCGAGCACTCGACGACCGGCGATAAGACCTATGAGAACGTCATGTCGGTCACCAAACTTCTCGATGGAATCAATGTGCCGCCACACACTAATGACATCGTCTGCTACGACCTTCAAACCAATGATCGCGCGAGCTTCGCAAAACTCCCAGAGTGGGTTCAGAAAAAGATCAGCGGTCGATTGGTGAAAGTCGAGACAACCACGAATAGGAGCACGGCCGACATTTCCGGCATGCCGGGAGATGACGTCCCGTTCTGATCTGGTCACCCACAACGGCCCGCTGCAATGGTGCGCGGGCCAGGAGCACCCCATGCAAGACACGATAGTTATCGATACAGAGACAACTGGATTATTGCCAGGAACCCGGCCCGTAGAATTTGCGGCCGTCCTCTGCAATTCAGAAGGCGTTGTGAAGCGTTTTGAGTCCTTGATCAACCCAGGTATGCCGATCCCGAAAGAGGTCATTGCGATCCACGGCATCACCAATGAAATGGTGAAGGATGCCCCCACTGCAGGCGAGGTTCTGCAGGACTTTCTGAAGTGGGCTGAGACCGACTTATTGTGCGCCCACAACGCGCCCTATGATGTTGGCGTGGTGTCGTGGGCCGCTGCGCACGACGGCCTCGTATTACCACCACTCAGGATCATCGATACCTGCGAGATCGCGAAGTCGGCGAAACTCACCAAGAACAACAAGCTCGATACCCTCGTCGAATTCCACGGCATAAAAGTCGGGGGCCAGCCCCATCGCGCTATGCGCGACGCCGATGCTTGTGCGAAATACCTACTGCTTAATTCCGGCATTGAGGGCTTCATCAAGCCCTGGAAGCCGGAATACGAATTCACCAATGAATTCCCACCCACCCTCGCAATGCTCCCCGAGTTTGTGCGTACCGGGGCGCCGCTGACATTTACCTACAAGGACGACAAGGGCGAGACCACCGAACGCACCATCACGCCCTATGGCTGGTGCAAGCAAGGCGTGTTTATGTTCCAGGGCTGGTGCCACCTGTGCGAAGACAAGCACAGCTTTTGTGGCGACAGGGTTTTGGAAGTGCTGAGCGCCGTTGCGTAACCTCATTGTCGCGGGCTCTGCCAATGTAAGGAGAATGAATTGAACACTGGACCACTTTTCAAAGTAGAAGACCGCGTGCTGAGGCGGGGATACGCCTTGCTCGTCGAGGTCGAGCGAAACGGCGAAAAGCGATTCGAGCGCGTGCAATCGTTCAACGAAGACACCTGCGAGTATTACATCGCAGATTTTGACCCCTTGATTGCCCAGCAGACGGACGCGGAGACCGGGCATGTCGATGAAATCGAAACTCAAGCGCGACAAGAAACGCCAGTCGAAGCAGCGCCGAAGCGCAAGCGCGGCAGGCCGCCTGGTCGCGCGCTCCCCGCAGAGTCCAGCAAGGTTTTCGCAGTGGCTCGAAGCGCAGGAGGATAAGCGCAAGCTACTTGAATCGCTCGACCCTATGACGGGTCTTCGACACGCACTACGCGATATTGGCCGCGAGCGTGGCGACTGGTCCGGCATTCCGATGCCGATGGAAGGCGAGCGCCTCGTGGTGGAGCCTACCTACCCGAACGCCAAGGCATTCATGGCAATGTGCGATTGTACTTTTGTGGGTGGTCTACAAAATTATTGCTCCATACAAAGACGACGATCATTCGTGGAGAAATTAGGATGATTTGCTATCACGGCACACCAATGAGCGGCCCAGCATTCAAGGCCGCAAAGATACTCGCTGGCCGCGATGCGATGGTCTCCTTCTACGCTCCAGAGCAGCTCGAAATCGCAGCGGAAGTATGCCGGTCTGTCGTGCTGGACAACGGCGCTTTCAGCGCATGGAAAACAGGCAAGCCCGTCACCGACTGGTTCGAGTATTACGCATGGGTTGACCATTGGCGCCGTCATCCATCCGTAGTGTGGGCGTGCATTCCCGACGTCATTGACGGCGACGAAGCCGAGAACAATGCGCTGCTAGACGAATGGCCGTTCCCCGGCTTCGGCGTGCCGGTGTGGCATCTACACGAATCGCTCGACCGACTCGAATTGCTCGCCAATGCCTACCCCATCGTGGCGCTCGGCTCTAGCGGTGAATTCGCAGAACCCGAAGGCGAGAAGTGGTGGAACCGCATATCGGAAGCGATGGAATGCGTCTGCATCGACGGCCAGCCCGTCACCAAGCTGCATGGCCTGCGGATGCTCGACCCGACCATCCTTGCTCACTTGCCGCTGGCGTCAGCCGACAGCACCAACGTCGCGCGAAACATTGGCATGGATACCAAGTGGTCTCACCCTTATGCCCCCAAGTCTATCGAAGTCCGCGCCGCGGTTATCATGGACAGAATCGAAAGCCACGCGAAGGCGTCTCGGTGGTGTGGGTCTGCGGGCATACAGCGTGCCTTTGAATTACTTGACTGCAACTAAGGACTGCCAATGACCCCCCAATGCACCCACGGCCAACTGCGCCGCACCTGCGACTTGTGCGAACTCACCCAAGCCCTCGAAACCGCCAAAGACGAACTGCAAGCGGCGCGCACATGTCTCACATTCTTCGCGTCGTGCATTAAGAGCGGCGAGCGCTGGACGGAGCATTGTGAAACAGCCATGTGTGTAGCAATGGGAGAACCAAAGTGAACGAATGCCCGCATCACAGCGAGATAAACCCCATCGAGCTAGACCGCAATGGCGGCCACTACGTCTACTGGGTTGAACGATTGACACGTGACGACCTGCACAGCAAGGCAGACATTGCCCAAGTTCTCGGCTGGTATCGACGCGAGATAGAAGCCCTGCGCGTGCAGGTGGCTGAGGCAAACAGAAAGCTGTTAGCGCCCGGCGAAATGTACTGCGCCAAATGCAATTACGCTGAGATTCGCACGAGCCTCTATATTCGCAACGGCACCACCGGCCCAGGTAACAGCACGACAGGATCATGTCCGAATGGATGCGGCCCGCTATGGCCGGTGACGTGGGAAAAGAGCGCGCGCGATTCATGGGCGCGATGCGAAGCAATCTTTGAGGGAAAGATGGCTGAAAAGCAAGCCCGCGAATCGGCCGAGGCGCGGCTGGCGAGGTTGCGGGGGGCTGTTGAGAAGGCGCCGCATGGCGTCGGCTGCCAGCATTCGTATCGAAGCGGCAGCACAGCAGGGCAATTCAGCGCGTGGAGTTGCACATGCTGGAAAGCCACCCTCACCGATAGCGAGGTGGGGAGGTGCCGCTCTGGTGGGTAACGAAGGATGGAGACCTTGCCTGCATGGCGCTGCATGAGCGGCACTACTCGCGATATGAGTATGCGGACGGAAGAACGCGAAAACTGTTTGTCGGGCCGGGCGATAAACTTGTGCTCAGAACCGAGCGAGGCGATGCCTGCTTTGTGTGGAGGAGATTCATCGATGACAGCGGACAGCGCGGGATCAACTGCGCAATCTTTAGAAACGAGAGCGAGCACTTATCGTCACTGCTCATTCGCCAAGCGGATGCAATCGCTGATGAGGTCTGGACTGATCGCCGGCATTACACCTACGTCGATAGCGAAAAGGTCGCCTCAAAGAACCCTGGATTTTGCTTCATCGCAGCAGGGTGGAAGCGATGCGGAATGACCCAAAGCGGTAAGTTGATTTTGGAGCGGCCATGACTGAAGCCCTTACCCCCGGCCTCTTGGGCCTACTCGCCGGCTGCATGGTGCTGGCGCTGTGCTGTATGTTTTGGAGTGATCGCGATGACAACTGACCCAAAACTCGCCATTGTCCTCGTCGCCAGCCTCACGGGCTGCGCGCCGCGCATCACTGCATCGGGCCCGCGTACGGTGGTGCTGAATACGGCCTTCTCATCGCCAGCGGCCTCGCTTCAGGTCGCCGAGGGCGAGTGTCAGAACCAAGGGTTGCATGCCCGCCTCAACATGAAGGACCGGGCTGACGTGGCGTTCGATTGCGTGCCGTGAGCTGGGGAGAAGCGCTCACCTTCGCGTGTATCGTCTATCTGACCTACTGGCTACTGCGGATTGCTTGGAAGGGATTTAAGTAATCGCCGTTCACTGACTGAGCTCGCGCGCCACCCCGGCGCGCATTTCCTTATCGTGCCGGCATAATCGCCTTGAGGCCAGTTTCGAGCCGGCGCAAACCGGCAAATTTGCCGTCAGTGATGGGGATGAAGAGGCGTTGGTAGGCAATCTCTCTGCGGACGAATTCGTCGAGAAATTGTCAGAGAACGGTGGGGTGTTGGATCGTCTGGCCGAACGACTGAAGGGCTATATCAGCTTGAAGGTGGATGGGAAAACGGTGGTCGAAGCCGACCATCGAGAGCCGCCGAAACCGTGAAAGTGTGCGGCGCCCGCTATACCAAGGCGGTTTTACGTGCCTAAAATGCAGACGAAGTGGGGAGTTGGCCGCGAAGGCCGATAACGCTCGGGAGAGACAGAAAGAGAGGGCTCGGACATGGGTAGCATTTCATACAGCATTCGGATCGACGAAAAGCTGCAGGAAGGCGGTTTTTGGTCACTTACTAGCGACAATCTTCCGGGCTTGTTCCTGGCTGGGCAAGACCTGCCTGCGCTGCGCAACGAGCTGCCGGACGTCATCAAGAAGCTCTTCGAGTTGAATTACTCGATGGATGTTGAGGTTCGCTTGCTACTGGACAATCCGCCGGCGCGACCCAACCCGAATGCTTCTGCCCGCACCTGGGCTGCCATACCGAAGGCGGCGTAATCATCGATGGCGATGCGGCTTTATTCTCGGGACGAGTTTGAAGCCGACATCAAGGCCCGATGGAAGCTAGAGAAAACAGATCACGCGACCGCCAGTCATGGCTTCTGGAAGACCCCGTCGGGTCGCTTCATCACTGTTCCCGTGCTTGAGCAATACCCTGACTACATGCTGGACACAGTGCACGAGCAGCTCACGGCTATCGATTCAGATACGTCGTGGTGGGCCACCAATCACAATTGAGGCCGGGAGAGGCAAGGATGTCTATCGCTGAATGGAAAGGGCGGGCGCTCACTGACGTAAAACGGCATCGCTGGTTCTACCTGATGATCTTCGCGTTGCTTGGGGCGGGGTGGATGATGAGGTTTGAGGTAGTGGCAGCTCATGGTATGAGCTCAATTGTGATAAGCAGATTTAGTGGTGCCGTCTACGAAGTAGACGCGGACTATGGCTGGGATCGCCTCGAAGGACCGGGCGCAGATCCATACTCTGCTCGCGTGACCACGATTAAGTGAAACCTTATTGGACGGCTGCCTGGCCCTGCGCATCCTTAACGTCTGACATCGTGTCTTTCAGCAAGCTGTTGCGCTCACCGATGAGGGCGTCGAGCTCCTTCCGCTTCTGCTTCGGCAACATGGTTTTGCTTCGGTAAACCTCGCGCATATCGCGCGTGATGCCTTCGAGCGATCGCTGTGTTCCGTGCAATATCCCGTAGCTGCCATCGTCCTTCGCCGATAGATCGTCGGCTATCTCGGGTCTGTCGGTCTGGTTCATGTGTCGCATAGTTCGACGAAGCTGAGTGGCTTCCTTGAGGGCATCGTAGAACTGAGTTTCGTACTTCGTATGCTTTGCCGGCTCTTGTTCGTAGAAGCTACGGAGTACCGGATACTCGTCCGCGCGCATGTCCGGCTTGTCGTCGAACAGCGCTCCATCGACCAGAGAGAGACCGTATTGCGCCCAGGTCTTGAGGTAGCCGCGCAACAAGGCCTCCGTGCGCACAGGATTGACCTGCAGCGCCTCCGGGAGATTGCGTGTCTTCTCACCCAGTGCTGCCAAGCTGCGGCTGGTGTACGGCCCGACACGCGCCCAGGGCTGCAACTCTTCCATGCCCTGCGTCTCAATGGGACGCCCGGTAAAGCGGTTCTTGTTCAGTTCGTTTTCGTAGAGCGGGGATAGCAGCTGCGGCACGTAGTCAACGCCGAAGACGTTGCTCACGATCTTGCCGGCCTCGTCGCCAAAGCCTTTCGCGTTCTGGTCCATGATGTGCTGCAGCGAGCGCTCGGCCAGCGACGACACAGCGCCGATCTCCCACAGCTTCGGGAATCGATAGTGGGTATACCGCTCTGCCGGCGCCGCGTTGTCGGGCACACCGGATTTCGGCAGGAAGAAGTGCCAGTTCGAGTCGCGGTCCCAGTCCTCTAGTTGTTCGTAGAGGGGATTGCCGCGGTTGATGTTGTAGAGCGCCATGCTGGCGAGCGCGAGCAAGCCCGCCTTGGCGGCGATGTGCGCGCGATTCTCGTCATGGGCGAGACCGCGATAGAGTCTGTCCATGCTGTTCGCCGCGGCCTTCAGGAACGGCACGGTGTCGTAGAAGAAGCCCGCGACATGGCTGTCGCCGCGCATCGCGAAGTCGGTCGAAACCTCCCGCGCGGCAAAAGCGGCATGGCGCGGATCAGCGCCACCCTCTCTCGCGCGCTTGTATTCTCCGAGGCGGGTGCTCGACTCGAAGGCGTTCGCAGCCTCTTCGATGAAGTGCAAGAGCTTCGTGGGGCTGTCGAGCACGGTCTTGTAGCTGATGCCGCGCTTCGAATAGAACTTTTCAAGGTGCTTGGCGAAGGCGTCTTCCTGGGCCAGGAGCGATGAGAAGCCGCCGCCGTTGGCGATGTATTCTCGGTAGTTCTCGTCTTTCTTGATGCGCGACTTCATGCCGATCAGAGAATCAACAATCGGGCGGAACCCAGATCGACTCATAATGCCGCCCATGATGGTGTCGCGCGCGATGTTCTTCAGCACGAAGTCCGGCGTCAGGGTCACTGCGGTCTGTCCGACCATGCGGAATGTATTGAGGAACTGAACGAGCCAGTGCCGCGCCGGCCGCGTCAGCGCCTGCATTGAGCGATATAACACCGGGTCCGCGACTTCGTAGAACTGCGGCTTCCCGTCGCGCATCACGGCGACCAGGTTGTCACCCTTCGGGGCCTGCTTGAACATCCAAAACTTGAGGTAGTCCGGCTGCTGCATGAATTCATTGGTGAGCTTATCGACGGCCACCTGCAGATCGGGTGGCACCGTGCTGAGACCACCACTACCCCTGAGTTCGTCGCGCTTCACGCCCAACATTTCAGCGACGAAGTCTCGCACCTGCTCTTTGCTGACCGACATGGATTTCGTATCAGTGCCGATGCGCACCATGAATTTGCCGCCGCCGGCCACCGTATCGGCTAGCTTCGCGATCTCGTCTCGGGCTTCGTTCTTCAGCGACTCAGTGATCAGCGTCGAGGCATTATGAATCATGTTGCCGAGCACGCTCTTCAGGTTAGCGGTGCCGCCACGGAGCTGCTTGATGGGATTCGAGTGACCCAGCATACCGCCCGCATTCTTCGTGGCGCCGCGTTGGCCCGAGCGATAGAAGGGCAGGTATTCAGTGCGCCGCCACAGCTTACGGGTCTGCGGATTGATCAGGCCTTTGGCTTCGGCAAAGTCGACTATCTTCTTATTCCAGTCTTGGTAATCCGAGAATGCCTTGCGGAATTCCGGGGTCTCAAGCGCCAAGCCGGCTTTGATTTCACCCGCAGTGAACAGGTTCTCGCGACCCTGCGCCATAAGTTCGCGCGCCGAGCGTGCCACGGCGTAGACACCGAAGTTATCGAGGTCATTGGCAACGGGATCGAGGATGGCGCGCAGGCTCTTACCGACGAATCGCACGGATCCGTCGGCCTGCGCTTCGGGCGCGCCGATCGTCATGGCGCCCTCAACCACGCTGTGCGCGCCGCGCGTCAGCCGCGCCGTCTCGTAGGCGCCGCCCGGCAGGATGTCGCCCTTCAGATCGCGCTCCATTCGATAAACGCCGTGGAGATCGTCGAACACACTTTGGCGGGCTTCGTCGAAAATGGTATCGAGGTCGGCATTTACAGGCGGTGGCTCGCCGATCTTCGATGCGAGCTTCGTGGCGTTGTCCTGATCGAACCACGCCGCCATACCGCGCTGAGTGTCGCGAAGCGCCGGGCCAATCTTGTTGGTATCGACAAAATTCTCCCACCACGCCGTGAACTGCGGCGCCTCCTTGCGCGCGATGTCAGGACTCGTCATCCAGTGACGCACGAATTCAGCGAAGCCTTCATGGACCTTGTTCTTGTCGAGGGAAAGGCCTTTCAGCTCTGTTGCATAGACTTGGTGGCTTGGTCCGCTCGTCCACGGCCGCGTGATAGCGCGCGTCTTGTCGGTGCGGAATCCGTTGAATACGCGGTCGTCGATAAGGTGGGCGATCTCATGGGCTGTGGTTTCGAGATCGGCCTTGCGCTTCACGCGCACCTCACCTTTCGGGTGGCGGTAGAAGCCCATCACGCCCTTGCCTTTCACGCGACCCTCGTACAGCCGAGTGTTGAGCGCCTTCAGAAAGGGCCGAATGATGTCTTCGCGGCGGATAGGCTTGGCGACGCGTGGCCGCGACGGAAAGAGTTTGCCGAGCAGGCCAGGCATGGGAGGCGCCTGTGGCACGCGAGGCGCGGTGCTGCTTATGAAGCCGTGATAGGTCGCACCTGGCGTCATGTTCGCGGTGCCGGCGTTCTCCTGGCCGCCCTCGCTCGACTGGTCATCGGCAGGCGCCTGCTTCGCCTCTTCTGTCGGCGCCTCGGCGCGCGCTTCTTCGGTGTCCGCAGTCGGGCGAACTACTTGATCGTGATCGAACGCAACGACGTGGGTTTGTCCGCCAAGGTGCTCTGCATGAACAACGATGCCGTCGTATCCTTCCGAGCGAAGTTTTTCGCGATAAGCAGTGGCATCGGCAACGGTATCGAACGCCGGCAGGTCTTCAACCTTGAAGACTTTCGGATTGCCAACGCGAAGGTTGTACTCGCCGACATGCGACCCGTAACGGGCCGCTTCTTTCTTCGAATCAGTAAACCAGACGCCGAGGCCCGACGTCGGGTGGCCACTGGCTTTGCCTAGGGCTTCGTCTCTGAAGTGTTGGGGGGCAAGTTCGGAACGAGACCCTCGGTAGAAAGTTACTGATCGAGTTCCTTTCCGAAGGAGATCCGGGGCGGCTCGCCCTTCCAGATCAGTCCCTCGCGATACAGATCGTAGATCGTCTTCCCGCCCGGATTGGCTAACGCGTCCTCGACTTCCTTGCGGTTCGCCGCCCGCTCGTCCAGCTTGCGCAGGATCTCCATCGACTTTTCGCTCATTGTCTGCAATCTCCTGAAGCCGGCGCGCAGTAGTGGTGTCGTCCGCACCTGAGGCGAGTATAGCTCGCGTTGCCTCAGGATCGACATCGAAGGCATCAGCGGCGAGTTCTTCAAGTGGCCGCGCGGTGATAGCCTTCTCGGAATTCTCTGGCTGCGCCCCCTTCTCAGAAGTCGATCCTGGATGTTCTGCGTGATGAGTGTGCGCGGCGGGCTTCGTGGTATCTCCGCTCTTGAGCCACGCCTTTAGTTCAGGCACCGTCATCTTCGTGATCGGGCCGACCTTCCAATTGGGCGTGTAGTTCTGGCGATAACCGAGCTTCGCGCCATCCTCGGTCTTCCATCCCATCAACAACTTGTGTTCATCGAAATGGCCGTTACCCGGCTTCTTCTGATCAACCACGAAGACCGGCCCGTTATAATCCTCGGGTGTGCCGGGCTTCACGAAAACATCGACGTGATCCTTATCGGCGCCGACGCTGCCCTTGATGTAGCCGTAGTGGCTTTTCATCGTCACCGACCAAGGCTTGCCGTTCGGGTCGATGCCGGTGCGCGCGCTACCTGCGGGATTCTCGATACTGATGTCTATCCCGCCGATGCGAACGTGACCTTTCTTGTAGTTGCCGGCCTCAATCTGCCCTTCGGTCGGCGCGGGCAGGTCATTGTGTGGGCTGGTAGCGGCCTCGTGGGCGGCGGCATCGACGGGCATAATAGTTTCGGCGGTTTTAGGGCCATTACTATTATGGTCAGCGAGCAAGTCTTGCTGCCCCGCTGCGGCTGCCGTATCGGCGGTACGGTCACTGCCTGTCAACGTGAAGCTGTCGCGCTCGTTATCAGCCTCGGTTTTGGCGTCGTCCTTCGCGCGCGCGACGGCCGCATCGGTCTTCTGCTTCTCGCGATCGGCGAGGTCGGCTTCGGTGTAGCTCTCGATGGGCGCCTGTCGGTCCTGCAGGCCTTTATCAATCGGCACTGTTTCGACCGATGCGCCCTGATCTTTGATCTGCTTGGCCGCCGCTTTCTCGGTATCTGCCGTCGCACCGACCTGCGAGACGATGCCTCCATTCTCGTCGCGCGCCTGGACGATGCGGTCCATGTCGGCGGGATGTGCGGCGGCGACATCGGGGGAGATGTTGAGCGTGATCTGGCCGACAAGGCTGCGCACCGCATCGGCGTTACCCGCGGCAAGCGCTTTGGCCAGTGGCACGAGCAGGCGATTATCGGGATTCGCGTAGAGCGTGCCCTGCGGCACCACGCGCGAGACGGCTTCGCGCTTACGCACGGCGACGTTCAAGCGAGTTTTTGAGCGGCTGTCGGCCTGATCATGGCCAGAAATAAGAACACCGCGCTTCTTGCCGGCGAGGAAGGCGTCGACTTGCGCGGAGAGGTGATCGGCAGACTCCGGGAGCGGCGCCTGCGTGAGCGGGTTTACTCCGTGCTCGAGCTGTCCTGCGCCGTCTGTGACGGATCTGTCGGGCTGTCCTGATATTCCGGCGGCGTGCTGGTCTCGGGATAGGGATGGCGTTTCGGCGGCACGTAGCCCCGCTTCTTGTCGGCCAGCACTTTCTTGAGGGCGGTTCGGCTGTTGCGACTCATGGATGATCCTCAGTAGTTCGCGCGCGACATCGGTATCGGGTCGTGCACTGTCGGCGATGCGCTCGGTCTGCGCAGGATTGACAGCATGCGCCTCGTGCATGAGTTCGTACAAGGAACTCGTGTGGCCGTCCCAGTCGGGATGATAGGCGCTGTCCTCGTAGAGCTCGCCGACATGGCGATTCAGGTGATCGGCGTAGGCATGAAGAGGCGGCAGACCCATCGCGGCTTGGCGGCGCTGCTGGCGCGCCTGTGCGCGGTTCTCGCGGGCGAAGGCCATCATGTCGTCAGCGGTGCGCCTGCCGTGAATGACATCGAGCATGCCGCCGACCATCTTCGCTTCACGCGCGCCAAGCGGACGACCAGCTAGGGCCTTTTTCACGGCATGTTGGGTCTGCGCTACGGTGATGCCGGCACCCTGGAACCACTGCGGATTCGTCGACGGCAGACGGCCGGTGATGGTGCCGTTCTCGTCCTGCTTGTAGGCGACGCGACCGGCCTGCAGTTCATTGGCCATACCTTGAAGGTGGTTGCGATAGAAGCCCCGCAGGAGGCGTGGGTCTTTGAGGCCCTGCGGTAGTCGCATGTCGCGCGCCGCCGCCACGCTTTCATTGGCGCGATCTTCATCGGTCTCGACGGGAAGCTCATCGACGCTGATATTGCTGGCGGTGCGCTCAGGCAGGTTCGGTGCAACGTCAGGCGGCGGCGCGGCGTCGATGTTTTCAATTGGCTGCTCTTTGACATCGACGTTCGTGGCGGGTGGTTCGGCATGGATCGGCTGCTCGACCGGCGGCGGCGCGGCGTCGATGTTTTCAATCGGCGCATCTGATTCGCTAACGTCGATATTATTGGCCGGCGGCGGCTCGCGCATCTGTCCGCGCAGCTCGTCGGCGGCATCAACCAAGGGCGGGTTGCTCGGCACTGGCGCGGCGTCGATTTTCTCCGGCGTAATCTCCTGCGCGTAGCCACGGACGGCCGAACTGTTCGCATCGGTGACGGCGACAGGTGGCGCTTCTGATTGGTCGTCGCCGGCCATGATCTGCTGCAGGCTTTGATTAACAGCCTCTTCGTGCGCGGTGCCGGAGACGTTTTCGATAGGCGGGGCTTCGGGTCGAGTCGCCAGCCTGTCGCCGATGACGTGCACACCCTTCGCCAGAAAGCCAGGGACGGCGAGCTGCGTCGCTGCGTTTGCGACTGCGCCTGCAGTCGGGCTTCCAGTGGCTTCAGCGACATGCTCGCCGACGTAGTTGCCAGCTTCGGCCAGCTTTTGGAATGGATACACAGCAGTCGCCGTCATCTCGGCGCCGTGCTCGGTCATCGGCTTGACGGTCAGTGCGTCGGATACGTTCGCGACCGCATCTGCGGGATTGGGGGTGAGCGCCTTCGCGATGGGATTGCCGGCCGCCGCAGCTTCATCCATACCCAGCGCATGGGTGGCCATTGCGCCCAGGCCAGCGATGCCACCAGCCGGCACGGCATAGGCTTGAGACGCGAGATTGGCGGCGGCTTCAGCAACCGGGTAGACACGGCCGATGTTCTCGACGGTCTGTCCGGCGGGACTGTCGAGCGCGCCGCCAACGACATCGCCCACCGCGCTCGCGGCGTCACCGACTTTATCGGTCAGTGATGGTTTGGGCGCGTAACTCGGGAGAATGTCGCGCTCGATCGCCGCATGGATCTGATCGACTGGCATGTCATCCGGGAATCGAACGACGCCGACACCCTGGATGTTGACGCTTGGCATTACTGCTGTTGGCGAGGCACGATTCCCTTGCCGGGAATCCAGTCGAAGTCTGCGGGTGGCGCGCCGGTCTGTTTATCTTGCTGGCCGCCAGGCGCTGAATTGTCATCAGCCACCCACACTTGCTGCTTCGTCGTTTGGTCCTTTTCGAAATGACCCACGACACGGCCACTGGCCACATCAACGAGCGACGTGACCATCGTTCGCGGATCTTGGACCTGCCGAAACGTTCCGTATGCGGTCGCCTTAGCAATGTCAGTGGGCACGCCAAGATCGACCATCTCGCGGTACTTCTTCATCGAGTTGGTGCCACCCCCACCCTTCCCATTATTCTTAAACGTCGGCGCTGCTCGCGGTGGTGCCGCTGCGGCAGGTGCGGCTTGTGGAGGCGCCGCGCCAAAAGCTTTGGCGTCAATCTGTTTTGACCCCTGAACGGCCTGTCCTGGCGAATATTTCCCTTCTTCGTCGGGCTCTGCAAACGGTGACTTTCCTTGTGCAATTCGCGTGCGCGCCCAGTCCTCGGCTTTCTGATAAACCGAATCTGGAAGCTTCTGTCCATCTTTGGAACTTAATACCGCACGAACTTCGTCCTTGGTAAGTGTCGGGACCAAAGAGGGGTAGGAGACGCGCTTGCCGTTTATGTCTGAGTCAATGGAGTATTCGCTCATAGTGGCGCCGTCCGTGCGCGCCAATGGGCCGAAGAAGCCCCAGCCTTTCGGCGGACCGTCCATTTTCTGCGTGTCAGGATTCCAGCGACGATCGCGATCGTTCGGCTGCCACTTCGATAGAGGAAATTCAGGCGCAGTTGGCGCGGCTGCCGGTGCACTATCGGCAGGCGCACCTTGATTGGCCGGCACACCGAACTGCGGCTGACCAGGCTGAGCGGGCGCAGCTGCTGGCGGTGCCGGAAGCCCAATACTCGAAAGCGGCTTTACACCGCCGGCACCCACCACTGTCGGATTGCCGTTGTCGTCGACCATGATCTTCGACTTCGGCGTATCGTTCTCGTTTAGGCGGTATTGGTGGGCGAGGCCTTGGTTGGTCGTGATTTCGTTGAGGCGGTTGGTGTGGCGCGCATTGATGTTGCCGACCTGCGCTGCCGCTGTGGCTTTCGCTTTTTCTATTTCTAGTTTAATGGCATTAGCGTTTTTTAGTTCTTCGTCTTCAATTTTTTGACGATGCTCTTTCCACGACTCCGGGGTATCGAGCACGGACGTGGCACTATGCAAGAAGTCATCGAGTTTCGCCGTCTGTGGCTGGCCGTTGTCATCGACTACCGTGACCATGCCATTGGAGACCTGCACGCGGTGCGTCTTGCCATCGGGACGGACGTCTGTCAAAAGCGCACTCGCCGCCGCGCTCTTCTGTTCGTCAGTTGTTCCGGTGCTGGTCAGCGTCTCTAAGTGCGGTAGCGCCGCCTGCGCGGCCTCGTTGTGCATGAAGGTGTTGTCTTGATCGGCGAGCGCACTCAGATCCTTCATCTTTCCCATAAGCTGTGGAACGACCGATTTGTATTTCGGGTCGGCCAGCGCATTACGAATATTGCTCATAGCGCCCTGGTAGTAATCGAGGCGATTGATAGGCGGCTTAGCGGCGTTGGTCGTCGCGGCAGGCGGCAGGCCTATCGCTGGCGTTCCACCATTCTGCGTGCCAGGCGCGGTAGACGCTGGCACACCCCCATTCGCTTGCGTTGCGTCGCTTCCTGGCGGAGCTGCAGGCAAACCAGCAGCCGTCGCATCTGTGGTGCCCGGCTCGCTGATTGGCGCGCTCGGCTGTGAGCCCAATGCATTAGACACAGCGCCATTGACCAGATCCTCATTGGCCTTCTTGTCCTTGGCTTCGGAAATCTGAAGGTCAGCCAGTTCGTTGGTTCGCTTTGCGCGCTGGCCGGCGAGACCGAGACCGTAACCGCTGACGAAGCCCTGTGCGAGTCCACCCAATGCCATAATGATTTCTCCTAAGTCTTGAAGCCGCCGCTAGCCCACAAACCAAAACCAGTTCCGATGGCGCTATCCAAGTTATTGCCTGATTGCTGATTGACGTTCGCCGCGTTCTGATTTGCCTGCGTCTTGCCGAGGGCGAGCTGGCCACCTTGGTTGGTGGCGTTCAGGCCAAGGCTGTACCACGGCAAGGACGCATTCCTATCGCCGACCCGCTCGTGCCACGTCTGGTTAACGTTGCCGACGTTGGACGTGTTGACGCTTGCCGCCGCTTCGGTTGCCTGATTGCCCTGGTTGTTGACGGCGAGGCCCGTATTGACACTGCTGTTGAGCGCGGCCGAGTTCTCCGCTCGCACCCCGAAGCGCGCGCGCTGCGCGGCGTCGACAGCCGCCGCGGTCGAATTGGATGCGTTCGCCCCTTGCGCCGCGAGAATGCGTGAGGGGTCAATGCCCATGCGCCCCGCTTCCATCGAGAGACCCTGGACGTTGCGGCCTTCGGCTTGTGCTGCATCCGCAGTGGCGGTGCCGACCGCGTTGTTTTCCGCCGTGGTCTGCGAGTCGATGAGGCTCTTTTCGTAGTTGGCGTCCTGATTCGCCTGCGCTGCATTGGCGCCGCCGGCAATCTTGCGCTGAAGCAGCGCGTCGATTTGCGCCTTGTGCGCTTCGGGAGAAAGCCAGCTCGCACCCGCCGCGTCCAGGGCCTGCAGATCCATCGCGGGCTTGTAATCGCTGTTGAACGTGCTGCTGAGACCCGCGCCAGTCGCGCTTAGCGCATTGGCCTGCTTGCCGACCTTCGAGATCATTGGATTGACTAGTTTCTGGCGATCGGCGTCGTATTTGTCGATCCAGGTTTGCACGGCGTTCGCGCGCCCGATCAGTTTCGGCCCCTGATCGAGCAGCGCCGTTGAGGCTTTGTCTACTTTCGGATCGGCCTTGGGCGCCTTTTGCCCGCCACCAAAAATGCTAGTCGACATTAGTCATCTCCCGAATGTAATCAGCGCGGCGCTCGCCGCAGAGGGCCTTGTAGAGCACGGGCAGACCGTCATAGATAGCGTCGTGCGCGAGGTTCACCACCGCCCCAATAAAGATCGTCGGCGCGTATCTCAGAACATGCCCCAGTTCCATACCGTGCGGGTCTTGGGTCTGCTCCCATTCGTTGGCGCAGAAGTAGGAGACCATCACGGAGTCGAGCAGCGGCTGAAGGTAATCGCGGTGTGCCGCGAAGAAGGGGTTTTGTGGAATTTCAGACAGCGCGCAATAGAACGCACTGTTGATCTGCGTTCGCGTGACCGGCTGGTCTTGGTCGATGAGGTCGTCCCAAATGTTGCTTAGCAGGATGACGCTGTTGGCCAGCGAGAACGCGTGCATGTTGCCGTTGAACACTTCAGCCGGCGTCTTGCCACCCAGCGCATCGAAGGGCTTGTCCCAGTTCGGGCAGCCGCTCAAGGATATGAATTCCATGGTTATGGGATAACAGCCGACGCTGTCCAGGTTCCCGAATTACTTCGGTCGGCCACCACCGTTGAGCGGCCGACGAGCATGCCGTCGACCGCCACCGAGCTCGATGCGAACGTGCCGCCCTGGTCATTCGTGCCAGTGATCGTCGGCACGGCAAATTTCGTCGACTTGAAATCGACGTGGGAATAATAGCTTCCGACCACCGATGCGTTGGCGATGGGAAGGACCTGGCCGTACAAGCCGGTTTCATAGTAACGCTGGCAGCGATGAAGCTCGGTTGCGTAATCAACGTGCTCGAACTCTGATGCGGCAGAGGCCACCTCAAGCTGGACTTCGGCTATCTTGAACGTGCCCGATGTCAGGGCGCCCACCGAAAACACCACTTCCATGCCCAAATACCAAGCCGTCGAAATGCTGTTCAACGTCTTGGAGAATTTCGTCAATGTGCTTGTTGCGGCGAACGTTCCGCTCGCGATCAAGGTGCGCGTTGGCGCCGCCAGGGTTCCGAACGCGTTGAGCGCCACCGATGGCGAATAGATGGCCCACGACACCACGCCAAGTCCGGTCACGGCGAGTTTTGCGCTCAGCGTGATCGTCTTGCCGGCCATGTCGGCCGAGTTGATGGCTTCAATGCGTTGCCCGAAACCGATGCCGGTCACGCTGGCTGCGCCTGTAAATTGATACAGGTAAGGGGGCGCCATGCCGCCATTCGGAGAAAGCTGCTGTCCTTGGACGTTGGCGCCCGTGCAGTAGCCGTACCAGTTATCGACGCAATAGGCCAAGGCTGCGCCTGCGGTGAACGTTTGCGACGCGCCGCCGTTACGTTGGTCGACCTTGAATTCTCCGTTGTACAGGCGATTCCTGAATCCCGTAACAGTCGATGCGGACATCGCGGCCGTGATGGCATTCCCCGGCGTGATGCCTGAAACGATTCGATATTCAGTGCCGTTGTACTTCGCGCGGTAGATGCCGCCGACGACGATGTCGCCGATGTTCAGCGCGCCGCCTGCGGCATCCTTGACGTTCTTGGCCGTGGTGCCGTCAACCGCAATCGTCACTGCTGTCGTGGTGTTGGCGAGCAGCCCGATAAATTCCACCTCGAGGCCCGCAGACAGACCGGTCACTGTCGGTGAGGCTGCAACGGTAATCGCGTTCTCCGTGCCGCCGGCCGTGCCGCACCAGTGGGGCTTGCCGTATTGCGCGTCCTGCGCGGTCAGGAACTCGTCGAAATACTCCTTCGTGTTGCCAAGGTAGATTGCGTCGCCCACCGCAAAGGCCAGCTTCGATGTGCCGCCCTGTGCACGGGTCAAAGTGAAGGCGTCGGTCGACCGCGCCGTCGCCTTCATCTTCTCGTAGGCATTATCCGAGGCCCGAACCACCACCACCGGAAACCAGTTCGGCTGGCCGTTCTGCGAGTTGGTGCCGATAGTCGGAAACTTGGCGCCGTCGCCAGCTGTAATCGAGGCCGTCGCCGGATCGTCGGTGTTATTGATGATCGTGGTGAGCAAGCTCGCCGCGTTGTCCTTGTAGACGATGTCAGACATTAGGTGTCCTCGAGCTGCGCCAGGAGCGCGTTGAATGCGGTTCGAAGGGATTCGAGATCGGTGCGCACCGTCACCAAGTCGGCGCGCAGCGCAAGATAGTCAGTCGCCAGCGTGCCGCTGCTTGTCGTTGCAGATGACAGCGCGGTTAGCGCGTTGAGCAGCGCTACCTTACCGCCGCGCCGACCCATCATTCGCTCGATGCACTCTTTGACGGCCGGGTCAAACTGCGCATCACCCGGCAATGGAACGGCGGGCTTCTTGATGCTCATGCTTGCGTCAGATCCTTTGGGCCCATGCCAATCTTCACTGAGCGCACACGGACATTGGAGACGATATTGAATTCCTGATTGTCCGAGCGGAAGCCATCAGCGAGCCTGAAGGTGGCGGAAGCTGTAATGGTCTTGGAAAACTTGGTCACGCCATCGGCGATAACATCGAACTGCACGTATTGCGGGTTCTGATTGAGCAAGTCCTGCAGGGTGGTCTTGGCCAGCGCCGTCGTGCCGAGCGCCCACGAGCCAATTGAGCCGCGCAGCACGTCGTGTTTGTTGGTGCCTGCCGGCATGGTGGCTATCAGGGCCGCATTGGCAACGGCGCGCGCGGCGTTCTGCACTGTGATAGCCAGAACCTCGGCTGCCGTGATGTCGAACACCGCCTCCACCACCGCCATTCCGAAATTGACCGGCTTAGGCAAATTGAAAAGCTTCGACTTCCACTGTGCGGGCAGGCGGTAGGTCGGGTCCGCATCCCACTTCGCGACCTTGCCGTCGCCGCTGATGATGTAGGCCAACCCGCTTTCTGGATCGGTCCATGCTGCGGTGACCGTGACCGTGCTTTGCGTGATGACGCAATCGCTGTCAGGCGGGTCGATAACAAGACCGGCCTGCACGCCATCCGTACCCATCCAGAAGGCGTAATAGCGGTTGTCGTAGACCATCGACGCCGCGAACTTCCCGCCATTGGCTACGCTGTGCCACTCATCGCGCGAGTAATACGCCTGCGTCAGTAGTTGCACGCCAGCGGCACTGATAAGCACCTGGCCGACGTCGGAGGGATAGGTAACACCGAAGCCCATCGACTGAATGCCGCGCTTGGCTTGGCAGGGATAGGCAATCACCCCGGCATGAGACGAAATGCTTTCGGGCGAGGTGCCCGACATCACGTAATGCGCGCCCGACGTCATCACTGCGAGCGACTGGCCAAAAACCCCAAGACCCACCACCGGCCAGTTCACGGGCTGCTGATAGGTAACCGGCCACGCATAGGGTTTGTAGGCCGCGCAGAAGGCGACGGAATTCGAGATGGCGCCGGCCATCATGCCGTTGGGCATGCCTGCGAGACAGGTCATCGTGCCATCGGGCGTGTCGTACCCGACCGTCGCGATGACGGCGCCGAGGTTGGCGTCCGCAATGGTATCGGCGTAGGTCGTCGTGGCCGCCGCGATGGTGTCGACGAGCTGGAACGATGTGCTGACCGAGCCCGTCAGGGTGCGATAGATTCGCTTGGTGGCGTTGGCGACATTCCACGGTGCCTCGCGCTTCCAGGTACCACCGCTGGTATAGGTCTGCACCGAGGTCTTCTTGATCTGGATGTAACCCAGCTTGCAAGAACCGCCCGTGTCGGCGGTTGTGCCTTCATTCGCAGCAACCGCGGCGTAGGTGATGGCCTTGGTCGTCGCGTTGACTGAGAGCAAGGTCTTCGTGCCGACATAGGCCGCCGCACCGCCGAGGCCCGCCATCGTCACCACCTGGCCGGCGACGAGACCGTCAACGGAGGTCAGCACGACGGTCGCGACGTTCGTCGTGATGGCCCGACTGACGGATGTGAAGCTCTTATTCAGCGCGTCGGTCAGGGCCCACGAACCGTTTGCATCGGTGAGGCCGACAATCGAGGCCACGACAATGCGGTGCCCGGCGCGGCACCAATTCATGTTCTGCGTGTAGAGCGTGATGGTATCGCCCGACGCGCTGCCACCGATGACGGTGCCGCTATTAACTGGCACCGCGTCCATCTGCGAGAGGTTCCACGTGCCGTCCGGCTTGCCCGCAAGGGTAGTTGCAGGGCTCGGCCCCGACTCTTCGTCCCACGCCGTGACGAAGGTGTACTCGTAGGCGCGGGTGACGTCCGCTTTCGTGCCGCCGGTCACGGCGATGACGGGCGCTGTCATCGGATTCGGCGCGCCCAGGGCGTAGAAGGCCAGCGGGTAGTTCGTGCCGGTGTCGCCAAAGCCACCCGGATAGTTGTTCGAGCCGTTGACGGTATCGGTGCCGACTGCCGCCATCTCGTAGGTCGTGACGCGCGGCTCGTAGTGCCCGGTGTAATAGAGCCGCTGGTGAGCATCGACCACGAGGCCACGCACCGCATCGACGTCGAATGGCCAGGTCAGCCAGAAGTCAGAGCCACCGAGACGGTCGTCCATGCGGACCAGGCTCAACATCGCGCCACTCTTGGTCGGCGTGAACACGGTCAACGGCGCATGGTAGGGATCAATGGCGCCGGACCAGAGCTTGCAGTTGACAGCTATCTGCGCCGAATTTCCCGGCAATATTCTGGCGTCTCGTTTCGGCACGAGACCTTGAAACTGGTCGAGCGTGATCATCGAAAGGTGCAGGTCGACCGTAGGCTGCGACGGGTATAGCCGCGTGCCTTTTCGATGTCTGCACCACCGATAGCTGCGTTGAACTGCTGCATGTGCCACGTTGCTTCCGCAGCGTTTGACCAGGGCCGCTTCGCCATCGCCATGAGCGCACCGACAGCGCCGTGTTTGATGGCCTCGTGGTAGCGCTCGCGAAGGACGTCCGGCACCGCGGTGGCTGTGATTATGGGCGCTTCGGCGACGGTCACCACCAGGCCGCCCGTGATGCTGGTATCGGGTGTGCGCACCAGCGTGACCGCCGAGCGCGCGACGTCGGAGATGTAATAATCCGGTGGCCCGACGACACCCGCGACGCGCCAGTCGCCAAACACGAAATCGAGACTGACCGGATCGTTTGGATTGAGCGGCGTACCGTTGTAGACGACGCCGTCCTTCAGCACGTCGGTAATGCGATAACCGGCCTCCGGGGTCAGCGTGTAGCTGGCTTGGCCGGCGACCACGTTGATAGCTGGCAGCACATAGGTGTAGGCCTTGGTTCGCTCACAGAAGGTGATGCAGGCCTCGAGGATCTTCTGCTTGACCAGATCGGTGCCCGCGCCGGGCGCTTCGATCATCACGAAGTCGAGAAAGTCAGTCAGTGCGGCCATTAGCTCACCAGTCGGTCAAGGAAGAACTTGTACGTGGCTTCGCTGCGGCCGGTCTCGACGGCCTCATCGTCCTTGAGTTCGCATCGGAAGATGATGTAATCCTCCACCGCGCGGCGGTATCGCGCCTCAATGGGGAACGCGCCGTCCAGCGTCAGTGAGCTGCTGTCGAAGGTCGCGAGTTGCGAGATAAACAGATCGGGCCGCACCATGAAAACCGTATCGAGCGCTTCCTGGGCCGCGCGCAAGGCTTCCGCGTCATCCCAGCGCACCTTATCGTCGTCGTTGAGCGTGTCGCGCGCGCGGTCGACGACGTTCTGCATCGTGACTGCCATCAGTCGCGATACCGCTGCATACCCGTTTTGATGGCCATGCGCTTCTGAATATCGCTACGGATGTGGTCATCCGTCTCCTTGTCGCCGTAGCGCATACCAAAGCGCCGCATGGCGTGCTGACGAAGCTGGGCACTGTTCATTTTTTTGAGATCGACATAGGGCGAGCCGACCATGCCGTCGTCTTCATCCATGTCCGGCTCGTTCTTATCGCCATCGGTATCCTTGCCGTAGCGCGAGCGCGGCGCTTCCTGTTTTTCGTTCAGCGCCTGATTGGCGCGCGCCTTACCGGACTTCGGCGACGACATCGAGACCTCCATATCCTCCTGCTCGTTCATCGCCTTTTTGCCAGTCTTGCTGTCGTACTGTTGCGTGTCGTGCGGCTTGGTCGGATTGGCCGGCACCAGATGCGAAATCGACGGCTGAATAGTCGTCGACGGATCGTTGCTCGGCGGCGCAGCGGCGCCATCGCGCGAGGCTTTGCCGCCAGCTTTGCCGCCCGTCGCCTCTATGCGGGGAGACATCGGGCTCTGCGGGGAAACATTGGACTGTGCCATCGAAAACTCCTTGGAATAAAGAAGCGGGCTGAGTGACCCCAGCCCGCTCGATACTCGGCGTTACTTGATGCCGAGATTTCGGCAGATCGCCGACATGCGAAGCTTGACCGACGCCCAGGTCGCCGCAACGGCGGTCAGGGTGATGATCAAGTCGATGTCGAGGTCTACTCGAAGCGCACCGTTGGCACCGCTCTTGAAGTCCGCCCAGGTCACCGCGGGTGCGCGGAGAATGGTCGAACCAGAAGCGATGAAATAGTCATCCACCGCTGCCGGCGAACTGCCGACTGGGGTGTAGCCCACTTTGCATGCCAAGGTCGGCGAACCGTTGGTATCAAAGTCGCCGTTGATGATACACAACTGTTCAATCTCCACACCCGCAGGGATGCGCATGATCTTCCAAATGTCACCGGAGTTGTTGTTGGAGGTTGGGGTGAAGAGGCCACTATCAAAGATGGTCGCTTCACCGTATGCACCGACGTGACGACTGCGAGTCGTCAGGTCAGTCGCCAAGGTGGTCACTACTGTCATATCAGTTCTCCTTGCCTACCCGGCGTTAAACAGCGCCCTTGCTGACCACATCGATGACGAACACGCCATGATCTGTCAGGGTCGGGGTACCGTTGCTGTCGGGGGGGCTGAAACGGAGCTTGGCCTTGCCGCCCATCATTTCTGCGGCGATCTCAAGGTTGCGCTCGAAGTTGTACCAGTGCTCCAACCAGCCGTAGTAGTAGTCGGTGGTCTGGTTGCGGCCGTACACGTTGCCGAGCGCTTGCGCACCCAGGAGCATCGTGCGTTCGACGCAATAGCCCGCGACCGACGGCATGGTGGTCGTGTTGCTTTCCTGGCCGGTGGTGTCGGTGGAAGCGTTGGTTTTGGTGGTGCTGGCACCATCGGCTGCCCAGCGGATTGAGTAATCCACCTTCTTGACGAGGATGTTGTTCCAGATCCCGACTTCACCCTTGAACAGCGGGTGCTTGCTGCCCCACGACGCGCGGTTCCACGCGTTCTGCTGGAAGGTGCGCAGGTTCAGGTTCGCCGTGTTGGCGATGAGATCCTGATACACGCGCGGGCTGACCAGCCACACGTAGAGCGGTTCGTCTTCGGCCGCCGGATCGTCGTCGATCTTGATCGGCTGCGGACGGAACGCCAGGTCATCGATCACACGACGCATGTAGTCGATGTGCTCGAGCTTGAAGGTGCACGAACTGGCCAGGCTGCTGATATTCGAGCCGCCCTGCACCAGATTGAGCTGCGAACCCGACGGGTCGACCACGTAGTGCCGGTTGTAAGTCGGCGCCTTGACGGTGTTGACCATGATGTCCGAGAAGTCGGTATCAGTGTCGAGCGGGATGGCCCAGGTGTAATCGCTCTGCTGGCCGCGGGCACCGGCCAGGTGCACGAGGATGGCCTGTGATTCCATGCGCGGCATGTAGCCGCCGAGATTCGCCATGGCGAGCTGTCGAAGCGAATGCTTCGTGCGCTGCTGGCTCATCTTGCCGCCGGAATCGACGACCTTGGTGACGAGGTCGATGCGGATGTCCATCGAGGAAGTGGTGAGCTTTTCGCCCTTACCTTCCGCGTTGCGGTCACCCACAATCGGCTTGCCACCGATGATGTCCACGCAATCGACCGAGATGGTGTCGCCGGCCGTCTTCGACAGATCGGTAACACGCACCACCGGCATCGACGGCGCAGTCTGGTTTTTCAGCTTGCGCTGGGCGTCGGCAATCTGCGGCGCGGGGCCGGTCAGGTTGCGCATGATCGAAGGGTTACGCAGCGACTGCGCGAAAAGCGCGACGCTGTATTCCTTCACCGCTAGGGACGAGCCCTGCGGTACTGAGGTCTGAGACATTTAAGCTCTCCTAGAAACGCAAAAACCGCCCGAAGGCGGTTGGTTTTTGGTAGGAGGCACTGAGGCTCGGCGTTAGCCGACTCTCGACAGCATCAACCCGATTTGGTCGGGCGTCATGTTGGCCATCTGTGCTTCAAGCTGAGTGACCGATAGGTTGCTCAGCTCATTGGGCGCAGGCGACTCGCCAGACGGGATGTGTGAGAGAGATTTCGGCACGAATTTGTCTGCGGCTTTGAGAGCGGCAGTCACACGTGCATCTGCATCAGCGTCCTCCGTGGCGGAGGTGGATTGCTTGGGTTGTGCTTCGGGCTTTTTGGCGTCTGGCTTATCGACCAGCGTGTACTGGACGGCCTTCGCGAATCGCTCCGCATACGGTTTTCCGGCCCACTTCGGATCGGACATCAGCTTCTGATCGTGCTCATAAGCGAGGTTCCAGGCTTCGACATCACCCCCATTGGCCCATGCCGACAGGTAGGAGTTCGCGTCGACGGCGTCTTGCACCAACTGCTCTTCGGTCTTCACGCGCTCGCGCTGCACCTGGTTGGTGACGCGCGCGGTATCTTCGAGGCGCTTGTTGAGCGCGCCGATCTGCGTTTCAAACCGCGAAACAATGGTACGAACGGCCTTCCCAAATTCAGGGAAGTCCTCTTCCATAGACGTGGCGATAACTTCGAGTTCGTCGGCTTGCGCCTGCGCACCCTCAATCTCCGCCTCGATAACCTCGCCGGGTTTCGGTACTTCTACCGCGCCCGGCTTGGCGCTTTCGAGTTCACGTAGCTTAGTAAGGGCGTCATTCAGCTGATCCTTGGTAGAAGCCAGCTCGTGACGGGTGCCTTCCAGCACGCCATACGGGATGGTGCCCGTGTTGCTCCGGTTCGCTATCGGAAGCCGCTGCTCGGTCGTGGTATCCACAGCGCCGGACGTATTCGCGCCTTGTTCGTCCTGTTCAGTGGTGTCACTCGAAGCAGATGTACTGGTCGCGTCTGCGTCGATGTCCGGTAGTTCCAAGAACTTCGCGAATTCCGGGGAATTGAAGTCGAGGGTTGCCGGGTCGAGAAAGACGTTTTCAGCCGTTGCACTCATGCAATCACTCCTGGCCCGCTTTTCAGCAGGCATGAAAAACCGCCCTCTAGGCGGTTGTGTTTTGCTCAGATGCGCTCTGAACGGGCGAGGGTTTCAGGAGATCCGCTCTCCTGGGGCGAAACTGATTAGGGGCGGCGCGTGCGAGTTGGCGCTGCGTCTCCGCTAGTTGATTCCCATACGCCTATTGAAGGCGGGTGGAGGAAAGCGCGGTTGCCTGCATCCTGGACATTACCGATGGCAATATCTTTGCCGGCACGACGAAGAGTTGAGCTGGAAGTCAGCTTGAATCCTTTAACTTCGGTTGGGCTAGTGCCGCCGACGAATGATGGATCTTGAACAGCACTGCCCACCCCTTGCCCGCTCGCCGCAGCCCACGAGGCCACCGTTGTATGAGGCGTCCCCACGCGCATGTAGAGATTCGCTGGCGTGTTGTAGAAGATATTGCTGCCCTCAATAACCGACCCAGTGGTACTGTTTTGGTCGATAACTCCGCTCCATGTGGCGCTGTCTGTTCCAGAGTTAAGTTCTAGGTTTGCGAAAATGTTATTGAAAATATAGGCCGTAATGCCTGCCGAGCTTGTTTCTGCCCGTAACGCGGCGACCGACGAACTCCCGGTGAACAGGTTGCCGATCACATATCGCGTGGATGTAGCCGGCGAAGTGGACAGCCGCAATTGAGCCTTGGTGCTGGAAGTGGTAAACATCCGCGTGCCACGAAACGTATTCCCACTTATAACAGCGCGGCTCGTGTCGTCTATGGTTGCGTTGTAGCGATGGTTGAGCAGGAAGTCATTTCCATCAATTGTCGCTGTCACGTCCATGGTGAAAGACGTTCCGATTAATATCCCTGAACCTCGTTCAACTGTTCCTGTTTCTCCTGCGTAGGGCGCGCGAGTCGGGCCATTCCCCCAAAATTTATTACCCCTGATAGTGACGTTCGATACTGTCCCGCCTAAATACCCGATACCAAAACCATCACAATCTGCTGACCAGTTAATCGTTAGGCTGTTATAGACAGGTCCATTTCCATTGTTTTGAACGAGACAATCTTTGACGGTTGTGTTGGAGTCAGTGCGCTGCACCCATAGCTGCCCGCCCGAGGTATAAGTGCCCATGGCGCTCGTATCAGTGGCTATAGTGAAGTTGGTCCCATCGACAACCGTCACTGTGCGCTCAATAGAACTGCTATTGATGCCGGTCATGCCAGACACGCCCTGAATAATTACCTTCTCGCCGTTAGAAAGCCCATGCGCCGCAAGGGTTGTGATCTTCCCGCCTGGCGTGGTGCCGGCTACGTTCGTGATGGCAGATATGAAAACGAATGATGTCCCAGTGGACATTTCGCGCTGCCCACCGAGATTGATCCCGCCACCGTAATTGTCGTGTATATAGCAGCTAGATCCAGAAATGCTGAGGTCCGTATTGTTCTGGATCTTGATCCCGATATTGCCTTCATAGACAACGGGGTCGGTGACGATACAGCTAGTGCAGTTCTGGATGAACAGACCGCCGAGTTCCAGCACGTTTGTTCTGTACCCTCGAATTTTAGGGCTCGTCAGAGTCACGTAACTCTTGCCGTCAACAACGAATCCACCTAGAGAATTTATCTCAGAGGTTTGCGACTGAATGTTGACGCGCATGTTTGTTGACAACGTGCCCTTGTAATAAAGGGTTTTCGGGTAGCCATCGAGCGCTGTCGTGGTAGACGCAAATTGTCCTGTTGAGATAACCGCCGTGATGCCTGCATCGTCTTGAGTGGCCGGGATTGGGTTGGCGAACGGCACCTCGATACCACCGACCCACATTTTATACGGCCCAACACCAACGCCCTTTTTCCAAAGGTCGCCGCTTACATTGCGCCATCCGCCTGAACCGTTAGTTGCTTGTCCAAACGGCGTGGTTGTGGCAGTCGTGTACAGCCCTGATACGTTGGCACTACGCCAGAAAATAGCATCGCTGAGATCGTAGGTAACGCGAGATACGTTAGACGCGCCAGAAACCCAGGCATAACCGTTCTCGTCATAGAAGGTTCCGTGCGCGTAAACCGTATCACCAGCCGTTACAACACCGGCAGCGGCGGCAGCAGAGAAACCGATATAGCAATTAGCCTGGCTACTTCCGTTTCCACTGCCGTAGGTAAGCGCTATACCGAACTCATCGACGCGCGGACAAACGTGATACGACGCCGCCCACGCCTGCGAACTCAGCAGGCACAGCAATAGGAGTAGAGCGCGCATCAGCGAGAACTCACCGATGTTTTAATGCCCGAAAGCGTGCCGTCATACCCGACATAAATGCCCGTCGTCGCGACTCGATTAAGCGTAATAGTGAACGGCACAAGGACCGCTGTGCTGAAATAGCCGGACCATATAACCGTGCCGGTTTCCGTCAGGCTGTCATAAATAGTCAGCACTCCCGCAACCGGCGCCGCCGACGATGTTTGCGAGAACGTCACGGTATTCAGAAAAGTTTGTCCAGACTTACATTGCAAGTCCGCAGTCACCGCAGAGCAGGTGGCGTTCCCCATCTGTGTCTCGACACGCCCCACGCTGTTGATGGTGTCTTCGTAGGAAAGAAGCTGCCCAAAGGCGTATAGCGCGCCGTTCGAACTCAAGATGTTCTCGGGCTGCCCAGTGAGAGAACTCAGCGCCTTGATTGCGCCACTCGAATACTCGGCCCAGGCGTTCGGCACCGGCATGAAGCGCGGCGCAAGCAACATGGCCACGGTGATGGCGACCAGGAAAGCGATGACCGCCACGGTTTTCAGGCACAAGGCGACCGTGCCGACAATGACGGCTTTCAACTTCTTCAACATGAGAACTCCTAAGCTGCTGCTGCGAGAATGAGGGCGAGCGCCACGCGGCGCCGCTGTTGCTGTTTCAGGTGCTGGGCTTCGACGGCATCGGTCAGTGCGCCGACGGTGGCCTCAAGCGCGGCGCGTAGTTTCGCGACGTCTTCGGCCAGGGTTTCATCTGTTTGCGAGGGCGCCTGTTTGGCGGCGTCCACCGGCTTGATGGCTGCGCCCTTCGAAATCGTGACGGGTATTTCCGACCCGTATCGATACGGCGCTTCAATTTCCGGCTTGGCCGGTTTCTCGATAGCGACCGGCTTCGGCCGCTGCTGCTCGATGGCCTTCTTGTGGGCCGCGAGATGGTCTTCCTGCTCGGTGCGTTCGCGCTCGGCATCCAGTTCAATCGCATGACGCGATCGAGAGGCGCGGTCGGGGCTGGCACCCAGTGCGACGACAGGCGCAACCGCGGCGTCGCTTGCTGCGAAGCCGAGGTTTAGCGCCCACGCGAGCATGTATTACTTCTTCGTGAGAGTGGCGACGATGTCCTGCGCGGCTTCCTTGAAGAAGTTCATCGCATGGATTTGGTATTCCTGATTGCGAGCGGCTATCTCCTGGTGGAGTGTGTAACCCCATGTCGCATCGAAGTCGCAGGTGTAGCCGTCGTTGTGAGGCGCATTGGCTGCGCGCCAATCCTTGCCAAGATAGTAGAACCAGAATTCAGAGACGGGCGGCCATTGGTGCGTCAGATCACCGTAGGCTCGGCATGATGCCCAGTGCGGCACGATGAGTGTGCACTTACCGCCCGGAACCAGCACGCGATGCAGTTCGTTGACGAAATGGATTCGCTCGGCTGCATTCAGATGCTCGACCATGTGCGAGCTGTGGGATTCTTCGATGCTATTGGCTTTCCATGGCCACCTCGACGTGCCGAGGTTGACCACCTTGTCGACGCCAGGAAACTTGCGACTGTCGACGCCGATGAATCCTTCGCGCTTGTTGGGGCCGCAGCCCAGATCCAGTTTCACCAGTTGACCCCGCTTTGATGATCGTAATGGCCTACTTTGACGCCGCAATCGATGGCGCAGCGGTATCCGTACTTGCGCGCGTCAGTCCAGAAATACAGATCCTGCGTACTGACCCCATTCGTCTTCTCCGTCACGAACCACGGCTTGCGCAGCCGGTCGTCCTTGAACATCGAGAGCCGGAACAGGTTGAACCCCATCCCGGTCCCGCAACATTCGACCAGCCCGCCATTCAGGTCGGGCGGTTGCGGACGGAAATTCAAAATCGGATCGCGAGGATCGCCCCATATTTGCGCACATCCGCCTTCTCCCTTTGTCCAGTAGAGCCCGCCGATGCAGGCGAATTCGGGGTGGGCTTCCATCCGCTCAAGCAGCTTGAACACGCCATCCGAGGGCGGCGTGTTGTCATGTTCAAGGGTCAGGATGTATTCCCACTGACTCAGTTCTGGGTGCGCCAGCACGCTACTGATGGCGTTGTTGTAGGCGTCACCGACTTCTTGCCCCACCGCGAGGATGCGCAGCACCCCGTTGTTCGGTGGGAAACCGAGATTCCAATGGGTGAGTGCGACCTTTGCCGGGATCATGTCGGCCGCCGGAAGGATGACCACGATGCGTTGCCGCTTCCACGTGCCACCCTTCATCAAGCGCGCGCCAGATACCGCGAGGTCTGCGTTGTGAGCGCCCGAGAAGTCTTGGATGACCAGTTCAGGCTTCATCAGAATACCGTTGCGTTTGCCAGTTCGAACCAGAGATTGGCGAGCACGTTGCGCGTGCCAGAGCCAGTGATTGAACTGAACGGGATGCTCGCCAGTGTGGCGCCCGTCGAAATCACGCCAAGGCCCAGCGGGTTACCGCCGGTCGCACCAGTTCCTACACCAAATCCACGCGCCATGGCCGCACCGGATGAGCTGCGATTGTTCAGGCCCATCGTCATCGTATTGCCCAGCGCCGTCGTATTCGCTCCACCCGTCGCCGTGTTGTTCGTCGAAACATGGAATGCCATGTAGTACTCGCCGGCCGGCAGGGTCGTTTGAGCAAACGTGGCCGGGATGAACTGCGGGCCAGTAATCGATCCCGTCGCATTCGACGAAAACGTCGCGGTCAGTGTGCCGTTGCCGCTAAAGATAGAACTCAGTGTCGAACCATTGCGGCTGTAGAACACCGCGGACGCCGAGACGTCAACATAGGCCGATGAGTTGTTGGTTGCGGTGCTGACGCTGAACGAGCCTATCGCCCGCACCTGGCTGAACACCACCGCCACCGGAAGAATGAACGGGACAACCGTGACGTTTGAATTCGCCTGCGCCGTGCTGGGATAGTCAACGATGTTGCCCGGATACCAGCGAGAAACAGATGCCGCAGTTGGCGCACCAGCGCTCACTGAAAGGTTCACACCGTTGCTGTTGACGGTCATCGAGCCGGACAGGTTGGCGCCATTGAACGTGGTGCCCGTCCCCGCGTAGCCACGTGCGTCCAGCGATACCCCGGCACTGTTCGCGGTCCAGGTCACATTGCTTTGCGCGGTGTTCAGGCCGAGGGCGTCGGTGCTCGCGCGGCCCGTCGTGATCGCGTTATGCGAGCCGACGATGGTGTGACTGCCTGCAGCGCCAGTGGACAGAGAAAGCGTGATGCCGTTGAGGTTCGTGAAGGCTAGCTGACCGATTGTCCCGCTACCGGCGCTGTCGCTCACCGTCACTGCGGCGCCGCCGCCGCCGCCACCAGGAGCGGCCACCGAAATCGCAAGGCCATTCGAATTCAGGGTGACGCTCGCATTGGTGGCTGACGTGCCGACGCCAGCATAGTTACGCGCGTCAAGGCTCAGGCCAGCACTATTCGCCGTCCACGTGACATTCGACTGAGCCGTGGCGAGGCCGATGCCATCATTCGATGCCCGAGCCGTCGTGAGCCCGTTATGGCTCGCGACGATAGCCGGACCGGCAGCCGTGCTGAAACTAATGCCGTTGGCGTTCGAGAACGAAAGCGTGCTGAAAGCTACCGAGCCATTGCCGGCAGATGCTGCGACGGGCTGTGCCGACTGCGCGGCGACAGACACCGAGACGCCATTGCTGTTGACGGTCAGCGTGGCATTCGTGCCGCCAGATACCGTGCCGGCATAACCCCGACCGTCGAGACTTATTCCGGCGCTATTCACCGTCCAGGTAATGTTGGACTGCGCTGTCGCCAGGCCAATCGCATCATTGCTGGCGCGCGCGGTGGTGATGTAATTTCCAACTGCAAATGAAACGCCGCCACTATTGACGGTCACTGAGGCGTTGGTTGCGCCGGTATTCGTGCCCGCATAGCCGCGCCCATCAAGGCTGACGCCGCCGCTATTGACGGTCCAGGTGACGTTGGACTGGGCGGTATTGAGACCCACCGCGTCGTTCGAGGCGCGGGCTGTCGTCAGGCCATTGTGAGACGCTGTCATTACGCTCGAATTCGACAGGCCGAAACTCACGCCATTCGCGTTGGCGAATGAGACCGTGGCCAGTGTGTCGGCTATCTGCGTCCCCGCTGAAATGCGATTGAGTCCGTCACCGGCGCCGCCCGCTCCGCCTACGACCGAGACCGTATTGCCGTTTTGGCTGAGGGTGATGTTGTTGCCACCAGCCAGCACGAACGTGCCGCTCGATATAGCGGCGTTCGCGCCTGCGGTGTTGCCGCCAGGTAGAACGGTGATCGCGGGATAGGTCAGCATCAGGTCAGTTCAGTAATGCGCGCGTTGCCGGTCGCCGAGGCCCAGATCCCACGGATCTCGCCGGTATAGCTGGATGGCACTTCATAGTATCCATTGGACTGCACTTGCACGGTATAGTCTGTGATCGATGCGGCCGCCGCGCCAAGCGCGAGATACAGCACCACACTCGAATCGTTGTAGACCGTCGCACCCTTGCGAGTCGCATTCGATGCGAGCAATGACGTATCGGCATTTGCCCCCGCAACACTGGTCCGCGTCGCAACCGAAGGCTTGACTTCAGACACCGGCATGCCTGCCGAGGCGCTGACCAGGGTCGCTGTATCCAGCGCGCCGAAGGCCAGCTTGAGGATCTGATAGTGGACGCCCCCAATTTCATCAGTTGCGAGGGTTGCGCCACCCGCGCCTGGATTTAGGGCGACATTGTCGGTCACAGATCAGCCCTTGAGATCCGCGAAGAACGGCTTGGTGCTCAGCACCAGGTTGTCGTATTGGACAGTGCCGGCCGGGTTGGCGACGGTCGCATCTTTGCCGGTCATATAGACCGTCAGCATGAAGTGGTCGAGGCCACCATCGCCATTGATCTGTGCGTCATTGCGCTCAACGAATCGGCGCCACGGTTGGCCGGGAATGTGCTGCCATGCGACGAGTCGGCTATCGGCTTGCCCGAAATGCCCGATGGTTAGCTCAAAGTAGTAATCGAGCCAGACATCGGGCGTGGTCACCGCGCACTTGGACAAATCGCCGGTGCGCACCGCGAGATAGTGGCAATCGAAGTCGGGGAAGTGATAGAGCTTGTCAGAGCCGGCCAATGGCAGACTGAAACCACGCGCGCCGCATGCCGTGTAGAGCACGTTGAGCGGTAGATGTGATGGATCGTGCGTCAGGGTCAGTTCGAGGTCGGTACAGGGCAGAGAACCGCGCCACACCGTGAACTCCTTGCGGCCCGGCAACGCTGCAGCTGCCGCATCGGTCTTGACGCGGTATGACCACGCAATCGTGCCGCCCTCGCCGACCGCGGGGAACGTGGTCTCGAAATGCCCGCCAGCATCAGCGCCGGAGAGTGCCGGTATCGTGAATTGCAGCGCGCCGTTCTTCACTTCGGGCCGCACACCAGAGCCCGACATGCTGGCGATGAGCTTTCCGCTGGTCGAGCCGGTGAACGACTCGCACACAAACACGCCGGGGCTGGAACACGGCAGGCGCACGAGTTCGGTGCCGGGGAGACGGAATCCCCATACACCGCCAGTCAGGCCGGTGGTGCCGATCAGCACTTCGGCGGTGTCAGTCGGCACGACCTGGAACTTACCGAACAAACCATTCTGCGAGACCGCGATAGGCGCGACGCTCGACGGGTCGGTTAGCAGCGTCCAGGTATCCTGCAGCACGCCAGTCGACTTGAGTTCGTACACCCGAGGATTGTTCGCGTTGCCCGCGAACACGATGAAGGCATGACGCCGCGCGGACCACGACAGCGTCGAGCCGCCCGCGAATTCACTGGTCAGCGTCGGCTTGTTGATCTGCGTGACAACGGTCCACGGGCCAGCGGGATTGTTTGGGTCTTTCTCCGACACATTGCAGGCCGAAGTCGTGCAGGCCATAAGCACAAGCATGTCGCGGTCGG